ACGCCCACAGTCGGGCAGGCTCAATGTCCCAGGGGTCCACGCCCACTCGGTCGGCTATCAGTCGTATCGTCCTCATGGGTGTAATCATACCACCCTGCTCGTCGCTTGTCAACCCCGAACGCGAAAAAAAGGGCCGACCCCCGTAGGGGCCGACCCTCCCTCGTCGGCCTCAGGCCTCGTCGGTCAGCCAGTCCGGCTCGGGGTTCGGGAACACGCCCTCCATAATGTCGGCCAGCCTCAGCACCAGCAGGTCTCGGGCCTCGCTGTCGGTCACTTCGTCAACGCCCGACTGTTGGGCCACGAATTCGACCAGTTCGTCGTCGCTCTCGGGAACGACGATGCCCTCGGCCAGCAGGCGCACCAGGGTGTTGCCCACCTTCCGGTTCGCTCGTCGGGTGAAACACGCCCACGATGCGTTCCCCATCGCGTCTCGCTCCTCGTCGGTCATCAGGACCCTCAGAATGGTAATCATGCCCTTGCTCCTCTCTGTCTCTGTCTCTCTGCGCGCCTCAGGGGCCGACCCTTTCGGGCCGACCCCTTCGGTCTCAGACCTTCGTGGCCAGGATGGCCAGGGTGTTCACCAGGTCTCGGCGACCGACGATGCGATTGGCGGTGGCGACCATCTCGTCCCACTTCGCACCGACCGTTCCCGACGCTCCAGCCTGCTGAGCGATGAGGCGGGCGAACCACACGGTCCCTTCGTCCTCCACCTGCTCCTGGCACCAGGTGACCAGGCTCTTCAGGCTCTCCAGTTGCTCCTTCAGGGAGCGAACCTCGGCGACCAGGACCTGCTCCTCGTGCTCTGCGATTTCCTGCCATGTCATCGTTGCTTCCATGTCCTTGCCCTTTCTCTCGGGGAACCCTGCGTTCCCTCGTGACTCCATTATGGGGCATGGGTGTAACAAAAGCAACTCATGTGCGAAAAAAGCCTCTGACCAGGGACGATGCCCGTCGCCAGCGACGTTCCACGTGGAACACGAACACCTGTTCGCCTCCACTCGCACCCGCTGACCAGGGCGTTTGTCATGAGAGGCCCCTAGGACGCCCTCTGAGCCACGCACCCGCCTCTCGGCTCCCGACACCCATTCTCGGCGCCAGCGTCGCTCTCAGGGCAACGTCGTTACACCCTGCGCCCCTCATCGCCCCAGGCCACCAGGCACTTTCGCCCCTCCCTCAGGGTGTAGCACGATGGCCCCTCTGACGTCAGGCGTCCCTGACACTTGCTGACGACAAGCAAACGCTTGCCCTGTACAAGCAAGTGCTTGCTCTGTACAAGCGTTAGGCGTGCCTGACAGGTGTGACGAACAGATGTTCGGTGCGAACGTGTGTACGACGAACAGATGTACGACGAACGTGTGTTCTGCGAACAGGTGTTCTGTGGATAAAGGTGTGGATAACGCCTTGTGGATGACGCCTGTGGATAAGGTTGAGGTTGTCCCCAGGCTGTGGACGAACCTGTGGACAATGTGGCTGTGGACAAACCCTGTGGACGACGACGAGGTTATCAACAGGCTGTGGATAAGGCTGTGGATAACTTTCGAAGCACGAGATGGGGGTTGGGCATCCAAATCGTGGCAAATCGAAGGTGCGGGGCTTTTTCGCGAAGCGTCCGGCATATGGGGGGCGCACCCATACAACCTCTATTGCACGATTCTTAAATAGATTTATCCAAACCAGCGACGGGCTGTCACAGGCTAGCGTCGTGCGATTCCGGCATTTCCGTGAAGATGCCGTCATACGCCTCGTCTACCTCGGTTGCCTCTCGGACGAAGGCCACCTTCAGTCGACTGCGGTCGTATCCCGTAGCGCGTGAAAAAGCGACTCCAGGCGTACTGGTCGGCACGACGATGCCCCAGCACAGGTCGTCATGCCTTTTGATGTACTGCTCCAACTTGCTGTAGATGTTCGTCGCATGGGTGTATTCGTTGTAGTGCCACTCAATATCATCGGGCGTCCAGTCGTCAGGAGCGGTGATGGTGCACTGCACGGTGACATCCACGACGACAGTCCTCTCTCGGCAGACACAATCCTCCTGGTGGGGTTCTCCCAGGTAGGACGGGCAGTAGAAGCACCGCTTGTCCTTTCGCTTTCGAGTGTCGTCCAGGTTGACGGGCAAATCTTTGCTAGGTCTCATGATTACCTCTTTCTGTTGTAGGTGGCATGAGTGTATGGCCTCATTGCCTTCTTGTCAAGGTATTTGTGTACTGACAATGGGCACCCATCAAAATCTAGAGTTGCACCTCCCTCCGGATAAATTTAGGAGAATGGGGCGCGGGCTATCCTATTTTTTCGGTGGGCGGTAGGCCGGGTCATTGAGTTGGTCAGTGCGGATGACTCGGGTGTTTTGTGGGTCGTAGGTTGATTCCTCGCCCATTTCCCAGGCGTCGTCGTATCTCAGCCAGCCGTATAGGGTCACATCTCGAAATTCCGGCGCGATGGCCTCAGCGACCCACAGAACGAGCCCTTTGCCAAGTTGGTGGCGTCGGACGGCGGCCGATTTGCCAGTTCGGATGCGCCGGACCTCAATATTGGCCCCAACATCAGGGAGGTGCTTGTACTGCTCGTGCTCGGTTTGGTGCCAAACATGGGCATGCCAGTAGCGGTTTGTGTACTTGGCGACGGCAAGTTCGCAGATGGAGGCGGCTACTAGGGCGGTCCGATTGTCCTCCATGCGCTCAGCCTTGTAATGAGGGGCATCCTGCTTGGTCCAGTTGGCCGTATAACGCCGTATGCCGACATCGCAGGCATGGGCGTATTCCCAGGTTTCTAGGCCGATTGAGACGGGGACTGGGCTTGTCATGCCTGGATACTAGGAAGTTTCGTGCTGAGTGTCAAGTATTTGAAAGTTTTTCTTGCATTGAGCGACCCAAGCGACCTGAAGTAAATGTACGCATCAAAAAGTTGCGGTCCCTCTTTCATATTGAGAGTTGATACCCACTAGGAGAGATATGAGCCACTACAGAGGAATTACCATCAAGAAGACCTACCGCATCGCCCCAGAGTTCCTGGAGGTGCTGGAACGTCGTCTCGTCAACGACCGGGCCCGAGAGGAGTCCTACGGCGCTCGTAAGAGCCTGTCGCCATTCATGAACTACGCGCCCTTCAACAAGCATCATTTTGCCCTAATGGTTGAAGTCGCCAAGCGTGAGAGCCACAACCCTCTCATCTATCTGGATGCGATGATTGTCGGCTGGTGTATCGGATACAGCGCATCGCGCCATTCATTTTCGGCTATTCGACATGGTGGCTACACCTATAACCGAGGTCGGGAGGCTGGTTCGGCACTCTTTCATTACCTAGAAGACCAGACGATGGATGAGGAGACTCTTTTGCCGATATATCTTCATCTTGACTTTGATTCCATCATCACTGAGAAGGGCTTTATGTGGCATCTGCCTTCTGCCTGCGACGGTTGTCGTGAGTTGTATCGACAGCAGAGGCGTATCGTCGGGCGAATTGATGGCGACCGTTTGGACGCCAATGACCGGATGTGGGAGATGACTACTCGTTCTCTGATGAAGGACATGGTTCGTCGTCGTCCGTTTATTCGTATTGATGACGAGAAGGCCCAGAGGTGGGACGAGATGTGGGAAGACCTATTCGGTGAGATGCCGAAAGTGAACCCCTACAAAAATATTGAGCACTGAACTCTTTCGGTTAGATTTAGGAGAAAGGGGCGCGGGCTGTCGACCCCGGATTTCGTTGACTCTCCGTTCACACACTGTTGTACTGTTCTCGCACCTCGGGGAAGGGCCCTGAGGTGAGGAGGAATCATGAGCAACTATCCGGGTTTCAGGGGAGAGGAACAGCACTTCTGGGACGCATCAATCACTCCGGGCGATGACTGTTTGCCCGAATATTCAGAAGCCAGTTTCACTGAACGGAGAAACCCTGTTGTCGTAGAGCAGGTCAGTCGACGGGCTTTGGGTTTCGGGCATTTCATGATTCAAGTTCTTGGCGACTTGGTGAGGGATGGGAAAACACTTCACGACCTTTATCCCCGTCTCGTGGAGGGTCCTCAGCAGTCTTATAGCGGTTGGATGCTCAATGACCACACGGAGTTTTGGAATGCGTTGTGTTATCTCACGGCCCCTGAGGAGAAGCGGTATCACTATTGGGAGGAGTCGGCGTTCTTTCTTCAGTTGTGTTCCGTCTCGTGCACGCTAAAGGAGGCCCACCAATCTCTATTGGAGGAGGCTCCGCCGTGCATGGGGCAAGTGGTTGATAAGGCGACGGGACAAGTTGATTATCCCGTAACTCTTACTGACGAAAATGGCGAGGAATACCATGAGGTTTTCCGAAGCATTGATGAGTGGTACGACTATTTCGTGGGAAGCAGACTTGATGCTGAATATGACCGTATTGACAGAGGGGGCGAGTGATGACAAAGGTCAGGTTTAACATTTGCGGATGTCGGACGACTCAGCAGTTCTGCCGTCATATGTCGTTCTGTGGCACGCGCCGACAGGTTCAGCGTCAGCGCAAGAAGGTCATTTGTGGGAGACGGAAGGTGTAGTCCGGGTTTCTTGGGCGGTAATCCATACTCTCGCTCCGCAGGAGTCTGGTTCATCGGATTGCACGATGGTGGCGGCAACTTGCTCGCAACCACACGGGCAGATGATGTCCAGGCTCCTGTGGTGTGTGGAGCCTTTGTAGGTGCGGTCAATGATGGCGTCTTCGCCCTTTTTGATGTTTTGTTGGTGGACGTGAACGATGTGCTTCATGAGAGCCTTTTTTAAAAAAATTTTTGGGCGCCTGTGGTGGTCGGATTTTTAAGAACGCTTCGTCGCTTTGGTTCTCTTCAACGGTCTGGCTCGTTCTTCATTCGTGGGTATCTCTTCAACTGCGACTCGTTCGCGGTCTATTGGCTCTCTCCGATTGTGCGACTCACTCGATTGCGTCGGTTCTCTCTCAAACAATGGTTCATTTACTGTGAATGGTGCTCTTGCCTCTGTTGATTCACTACCTGTTATTGGTGCTCTTGCCTCTGATGGTTCATTCAGGCGTTTTGGGTACTCGGGGTCAATGATTCGTTTACCCTAGATGGTTGTCTCGTGGACCGCGACTCACTCCCGGTTCTTGGTTTTCTTCGGGCGAATGGTTCGCACGCAAAAGATGGTTCTCTCTCGTTTGTCGGCTCACACGAATCTCACGGTTCTCTCATCACTATTGGTTCATTCGGTTGTTTTGGTTCTCTCCCAAGACCCGATTCACTCTGGTCTATTGCCACTATCTCCATGTGTGGTTCGCATGTCGTACACGGTGCACTCTCTGGTATGGCTCACTCCGCAATCTGGTTCGCTTGTGTTTTCCGGTTCACTTTCCTGGGCTGGTGCTCTCACTTCTGTCGGTTCAATCGGGGAATTACGGATTTCTCTTCGCACGCGTTTCGTTATATGTGGTCTGGTTCTCTCACTCGTTCTGACTCACTCTTTTTCAACGGCGCTCTTCGTCCTCACGGTTCATTTTCGTCTAGCGGTGCTCTCGTGTCACACGATTCAATCAGCAGTAAAGGTGCTCTCGTTTCTTGTGTTTCGTTTCCCTCGTCTGGTTCTCTTACAGTGCGCGACTCACTCTTAGCGGTTGGTTCTCTTCCTGACTCCTGGTTCGTTCCGACATACCGGTTCTCTTCGCAACTATGACTCACTCAAGTCACATGGAACTCTTCTCTCTACGCGGTTCATTCATTGAGGCTGGTGCTCTTCCGAGTCCTGATTCGCTCTTTTCACACGGTTCTCTTTGGTCACACGGCTCATTCGCCCCTCTAGGGTCTCTTAGTCAGCGTGATTCATTCGTCAAGAATGGCGCTCTCATATCCGTTGATTCACTTCTCTGCCCTTGGTTCTCTCAAGACCAGTGGTTCATTCCCGATGTACGGCACTCTAAAAGTCAATGATTCACTCAGGGGTGTTGGTGCAATTGTGGCAAGTGGTTCATTCAAGGGGTGTGGTGCGCTTGTGCATCTTGATTCATTCAGCAAGGACGGTACGCTTGTTGGAAGTGATTCATTCTAGGGGTGCGGAACTCTTCTTCATTTTGATTCATTCGCGGTTTATGGTACTCATAGGTCGCAGGATTCATTTTCGAGGGGCGGTTATCTCAAGAGCAATGATTCACTTGGCCGTGCTGGTTCTCTCTACTTCCTCGGTTGAAGAACTAAAAGCCTGACCATCCATGTCCATCAACGCCCAATAGGCGTCTTTGTAACATGGAAAGTCAGACTCAAAGATGATTTCGTCCCCGTCCTCCAGGGTACCGATGACCCAACCGCCACGGTATGGCGTGATACGGATGGTGTACACCAGCCCCTGAAGGAGAGGAACATTATTCATCACGCCGCCTTGTATCCGGGCGGAGCGATGTAGTGAGCGTGACCGCCGTGCTCAATGATGTAGGGCTTCGGCGGTGCGGTGTTGAAGTGAGCCTCATAGGCAACATGGTGCCAGTGGGCAAGGAACAACTTCGTGGCGTAGCGTGACGCTTGCGAGAGGATTCGACCCTGGGGCAAACGGCCAGCCTCGTAAGCCTCACGAGTTGCCTTGTCCTTGATGTTCTTCTCACGCAATGTCTGTGCGGCCAGTTCGGCATAGTCGCCAGCCTCGTTCTTCGCCATGCGACGCTCCTTGTCCTGCACATACAACTTGCCGTAGAACGCATCGTCCTTACCAGACACCTTGATGAACGACTGACCAATCTTCCAGCAGATGGTCTTCAGTTCAGCATTCCACGGACGCTTCTCGCCCTTGTTCCACTTGCTAGTCGGGTCAAGACCGGCATAGCGCCAGATGTGACCGACAGTGGGGGCCTTCGTGATGTCAATATGGGAGAGGAGACCGGCAGCAAGTACCGGGCCAATGCCCATCTGCGAGAGCGACCAGCGCCCGACCTCGTGCGCCTCGGCGTAAGCCTGAAGGGCAGGGACAATGGACTTCTCCACAGTGTGAATCTGACCGTAGTAGTACTCAATCAGGACGCTGTCATCCTCGTCGTAAAGGATTGAGGAAACCTGGTTGCCAAGAGCAATACGATGCTCCTGGATACGGTAGTAGTAGTCAACAAGCGCACCGGCCTGGCGACGGTCGAGTGTTCCAGACTTGCGGACGAGGTCCTTGTCCAGACGCTTGATGATTTCGGGTCCGGCGAACTCAACCGTAGTCGGGTCCTCCAGGTGGAACTTCTGCTTTTTGGTAGCCATGATGGGCTCTCCCTTTTGATAGTTGTTAGTTGTGGCTATATGCCGAAAGAGATAGTACAGACACCTCAGGAAAGTGTCAACCTTTCAGCGAAAAAATCAGGAAGAAATTTCGTCCCTGATTGACCTGATGATGTCCCCAGTCTGACGCTTGTAGTGGGTGCGCCAGTCCGGAGAGTTCTTATAGGAATTGTTGTTGTTGTTCAGAACGACCATATGCCCCTGTTTCAGGGAAATATGGAACCAAGAATTTGGGCTTTCTTCGGTGAGCACAAAGGGATAGGTGACCTCTTCTCGTGGAACCACGAGAGAGCCCCCAGTTTCAATCCCACGGCCAACTCGGTCAAACTGATAGGCGGTCAGGTCTACATAGAAAGATTCGGTGACGACCACCAAGTGGCCATCAAAACCATTCCCATCTCTGTTGTCGTTCCCAGTGGCAACCATATTGTCGCCAAATCCAACACCGACACTCCAAGCGTCGGCATCCCATTCTTTGAAGTAGAGACCGGCCCGCTGGTGGGCGAGCATCTTGTCATTCATGGCCATAGCGGCCATGGGTATTACCTCATGCTTGATGCCGAAGTAGGTGAAGACCTCGCTGGCGATACGGGCAGATAGAACGCAAGCGTTAGGCATCACCTGTGGTCGAACTTCTGAGTTCCAGAGGCGGACTAATGGGTCAATGATGGTTTTTTCGGACTCAGCGAGAATGGTTGTCACTTTTCCGCCTCTCGCTCGGCCTTCGGATTTCGGACCTCGTATGTTCCACGCTTTACCTTGCGGAAGTACTGAGGGTTGTTATCAATGAATTTGAGGGTCGTCGGATACGACATCTCTGAAACATCGCACAACTCCTGGGTGGTCACCTGCGCTCCAGGGTTCTCGTCCAGCCACTTGTACACGCTGTCATACTTATTGGCACGCTTGACCTTTGGCTCAAACCCATCAAAATCCGGGTTCACTTTTCGAATGATGGACTCGGGGAACATCATCTGACTAAGAAGATGCCTAGTGACTTTGCCACCATTGGCATTGATGGTCTGCCGAAGACGCAGAGTCTCGCTCGCCTCATTCCATTCATCGCGAGGAACCCTTGTGGAGGTCCCGTACTTTGCGATGAGTGCGTTGATGGTGGTCTTGTATTCGGTGTTGGCTTGTTCGTCAGTAAATCTCATGCCGGTCAGTGTAGTTGATAGGTGTGCGGAAAACAACTATTTAATAAAAAAGCCTTATGACCTGGTGTTTTGTGGCTTTTTGTTTTTAGATGCTTGTTCTAGAACTCTCTCAATATCTGCATCAGTGGCGTTATTGATGACAAATAACTTCGCTGATGACTGGCTATTGGGGGAGTGCAGGAAAGCGCTCTTGATGTAGTTGTATCGGTCGTCCTGGCGAGTCCGCTGGTTGTCCCAAAAGTATTCCGTATAGTCGTTCTCGGCCTCAATGACGATAACGGGAGCGATATTCCCATTCTCGTGCTCTACATAAATAACTCCAGGGAATGAAAACTTTTCCATTGGCGTCTTGAGGGCGCTTTTTGTGGGTTCAATGTCCTGTTCCATAGTAATTTACCTTCCCTGACGCATCCCAATAGCGTCCGATAGCATGTCTGGATAGGATTCTAGCATTTCAATACGCATTCGCGCAACTGTTCTTAGAGCATCTAAGTGTGCTTTTTCAGTAGCGGTAAGAGGAATACCTCTTTTTTCAAAGTTGCTTGGGTCAAGTAGGGAATCAAGATTTTCCTTGATTCGTTCAAGCGCCTGGTTTACACCTTCGGAAAACTGTTCACCCTCTCCGTCAACATCACCAATTCGGTTATATGCGTTCATGACTGCTTGGTCCAAAATGAGGTAGTTCTCCTGTGAGTTTTTCAATACATCATCAATGGACATATTTGCCCTCTTCATAGCAAGGGCTCGAATTTGCTCGGGAGTGGCGTCGTCACCCCAGTCACCAAGACCATCGTAAACGCGCCCGCCCATCAATAAGCCATTATCAATGATTCCCAGACGCTGTGAGCCATCATCGTCAATGGCAACCATGATGTTGCCTCCGTGCCGGTCTGTATTGTCAAGAATAAAGTCCATAGCGAGGATTTGGCCTAGGTCTGCAAGGTTGACGGTTCGGGAGTCAATTCCCCCGGCGTTATGAGAGTCAAGCCAACTCAGATTCTTGCCCTTTCCGTCGCCCCACGCATCAACATTGCGCATCGCAGTCCAGCGGATGTTTCTCTCTCCAACACGCGTCACTTTGACATTTGGGCTAATTCGAATATGTCTGGAGTCTGGCTGAGCCGCGAGGTCAAGAAGTTGACCGGCACGCATTCCGATGTCTTCCATCATTGCATCGTTCGCGCCATATGTGCTTGCCTTGAGATACCAAATGGCACCAGTTTCTTTGTCAGTGAATTTGTAGACTCGCCACAAACCACCTAACTCATCGTCTTGTAAGGCATCCGACTTCATCTGCACGATTCGGAATCGTCGGTTCTCAATTTGAATGCCGTCGCTCACCTTGTAGGTGCCGTCCATAATTGATTCAAATGTGACTGGCGAACCATCAGGAAGCATGAGTTCATCGCCACCGAACGATAAATCCTCGTCAAACATTACAGCGGCAAAAAGGTCATCGGAAAGGTCATCAATGCTTCCGTTGTTGTAGTGAATGTCAACGACTGCGTCCCGGTACTTCAAGTCGTCAATGTCAATATCGCGTGGACCGATAAGTCCAGCCTTAATGTCTCCCTGGTCGGTCTGTTCGGCTTTTGGACGCTGGTACGGCATTGCCGAAGCCAACTGACCAAGAACCTCAGAACCGCCCGCCGATGCCAGCAATGCGTTGTACGAGGCTTCATCAAGAACGGCAAACTCCCTTTCCGTTTCAACAACATAGAAAGAACCGCCCTGGGTCCATACGAGTTCTTTTGCTTTTTCGTCTGCTCGCGCAAAGGCACGGTCACGATTTCCCCGCTTAGGAACAACAAGTTCGCGAGGTAGGCCACGGATTGCTTGCTCAAGAGATTCTTGTGCTTGTTCAACCGGAGAGGGAGCGGGCTGGGTTGGAGCGGGATTTACGATTTCCCCGACTGTTCGGTATCCCATTTCCCCAAGGGACCGGTAGCCCATGTCCGAAAGCGAACGAAGTTTTTGAGCCGGTTGCTTGCGAGCCCGAGCGCCTCCCGCAGGCGCTGACGCTCCATACGAGGGCACGTAATCCACATTGCGACCGCTAGAGTTGACAACACGGAGATTAGGTCGCCCTTCAGAGGTGAGACCACGAGCAATTTCCTTTCCTGCTTCATCAAGAAGGCGAGTCCCTAAGGGGCGCTCCCACGCTGTGCCTTCCTGGACAATGCCGTCGCCATCGGCGTCTCTTGCGTCTGGGTCGTACGGCTCTATTCGGAGACGAACTCGGGGTGCCATCAGAATGACCCAACTTCTTTCCAGCCCTCGTTAATAAATGAGGAGTTAAGCGTCTTGAAAATGCCGTCTTTTCTCATCAGACAACCTTCTTGGCCCGTTTTTTCGCAGACGGTTGTTGACTTTTTCTCATAAGAATCAACAATTTGTTGAATATTTGCACTTAAAAGTGGGTTTGAAGCCGAAAAATAGAACCGGAGTGCCCCAAATTTCTCTTTTATTTGGTAAATCCGATAATCAGGGTCAATTTCCAGTGCTTTTTGATGTAATTCTCCAATTAATGGCCACCAGCCGGAATCGCAGTCAATAAAGCGCCCAAATGTCGGGTCAATCCTGTCCAGAATCGGTTGGAGTTCTTTCGGATAAATCGTCATTGCCCTGCTGTTCCCATGCTTGCGTTTCGTCTGTGCCTAAATCATTGTAGTCGCACAACCACCACTCATTGGCCTGCTTGCTTTGAGTCATCCGAATCCAGAAGGTTAAAAGGCCCAAAAGATGCCATGGATTCCAAGGGCGTACCCGGGAAAGACAAGCCAAATCATCGTCAATTGGTTTGACGACGCGCCAAGAACCGTTAATGACGGTAATTTTAGCGCCAAACCACATTTTAGGAATTTTGTTCGGCGTGTTGGATGGCGTAATCAACGGTACGACCATAATAGGTATACGGCTGAGTGCAGGAATACCGCGCAAGGGTTTTAGCGATTGTCGCCCATTTATCCCGTTCAACCGTGATTTGCTTCAAACGCTTTTCTAATTCAGAAATGATGGCGTCTTTGTCACTCATCTGGTTTCTCCGAAGCACTTGACGAAATGAAACCTAAAATAGAGTCAATTTTCTCCCATAAATATGGCCATTCAGTTCGATGACGAATCAAAACCTTCATGTGGTGAGACTTATTTGGGCCGAATTCCAAAACTGCCTGAGTTAGGTCATTCAACAGCCGGTGCATTTCTTTAACTTCAGCATCGGAAGGCGGATTTACCTCGGTGGCATTTGTCGGGGGCCAGGGTGCCGATACTTCACTTCCAGAAATATCTTTATATTTGAAAATGTCCATTATGTTTCCCCAAAAAGTTCAAGTTGTTTCGCTTCGGAATCTCTGGCTGTAATTGTTTCGTCAATTCTCCTCTGAATGAGAGGGAGATATTCCGAGTTAAGTTCAATTGCCACACCCTGACGGCGTTCCTGTAGGGAAACAGAAACAGTAGTTCCTGACCCACCAAATGGGTCAAGAACGATGCCCCCAGGAGGTGACCCTGCCAAAATACACGGGCGAATAAGTTCAGTAGGGAAAGTTGCAAAATGACTTCCCTTGTATGGACGAACTGGCACCGTCCATACTGAGCGCTTATTCTTAAGGCCATCATCCGTTGACCCGACTGCTGGCTCCCTTATTGACTCGTAGTCAAAGTAGTAAGACTGGCTTTTTGACAGCAGAAAAATATATTCGTGCGATTTAGTACACCTATCCTTAACACTTTCAGGCAAAGGATTTGGCTTGTGCCAAATAATGTCTTGACGTAGGTACCATCCGTCTTCCCTGAGTGCCAGAGCAACCATCCAGGGTATGCCTACGAGGTCTTTTGGTTTGAGTCCTTCACCCGTTCGCGAAAAGACTCCCTCTCTGGGTGCGCCAAATCCCGCGCGTCCATTGTTAGATGCTCGCGAATTATTTCCAGCGTAACTATCGCCAAGGTTGAGCCATAGGACACCATCGTCGCACAAAACCCGACGCACCTCTCGGAAAACGCTAACGAGTTCTTCCACAAATTTTTTTGGGTCATCTTCTAGTCCAATCTGTGAGTCAGCACCGTAATCACGAAGCCCCCAGTAGGGCGGGGATGTTACGCAACAGTTGATGGAAGCATCAAGGAATGTTGAAAGAACTTGACGGCAATCACCTGAGTAAATCTGGTATTCAGGAGAAGAAAAAGCCGGGAGGATGGAACGAGAAATCAAACCAGCAGTCATTCTGGAAGAACCTCAATCAAGCGAGATGTTTCATAAAAGACTAACGCTTCCTCAATAATCCCGTTATCACTAGAACTTGCGTTCGGTTTCATGCTGACCAGCAATGCTCGATAAAGTTTGTCTGAAATTAACTGTTCCAGTGCAAGAGCGTCGCTTGCATTGCGTATGACAATATTTCCAGACTCCTGAAATAAAGCATCAAGTTGGTTCACAAGTTTCACAGGTCTCCACCAGAGAAATATGGGATGTCGGAAATATTGGGGCCTTCCTCGCGATATGTGGTAAATGAATTGAGCGCAGAAATGTCAAATTCCTCAATGTCAATCACACCAGAAAGAAGAAGGTTGTCGTAAAGAGTTGAACAAAGATTTGCCAGAGCATCAGCATGTTTGCCCTCAATTGCGAACAACATGTGCCCACTTACTGCCATTGCAAGCAAAACACGCATTGAGTGCGCGGCCCGCTTGAGTATCTGGGAGTCATTCTCTGCAAGTTCGTCTCTGTTTGAAATCAAAGTCAACGATGCACTGAGATTGAGCATGTACTCAATCATTGAATCATCTGGCGGTCGGAATTCACTAAATGATGCCTCTTCCACTTCAGTCCACCCTTCCAACAACAAGAGAAAACAACTTTAGGGCATGCTGAACCTCCGGAATGGCTTGCAGTCCTGGATTTGCCTGAGCGCACATTTGCAGCGCCCTACCAAGGCTTTCAACGGTTCGTATTTCTATATTAAGATTTTCTTTGATGGAAGAAAATGCATTACACAAGTGGTCAATTTCATCGTGTAATTGTGATACATACTTATTCAATTCACCAATCTGAGTTGAGTAATGCTCTTCAAAATCGCTCATCCTTTCAGTCAAGCAACTTTAGTGGCGAATGTCAATGATTAAAAATCCTCCCAAAAAGTTGCGTCAAAGGTTGACGGGCAGTATTATCTAGTCACTGGCAACAGCCAAATAACTAACGAAGAACAAGGAGAAACCTAATATGCCGACTGAGTTTGAAAAACTGGCTTCCAGCCCGACTGGAATCCGACGTGGGCGAGTTAGCCGTCTGACCCCAGAGCAGAGAGCCAAGAAGGCTGAGGAGACGAAGGCCAAGAATCGCTTGCGCAATGAGGCCCGTCGACGCGCTCACATCGTCCTCCAGTACCGCTATGCCAAGGAGTTTCAGGAACTTCTTGAGATGGAAATGGACAATTTGCTCAAGACGGATTCCCGCTACACAATTTCATCCTGAACAACTTTTACAAGTTGGTGACAAAGGCACCCTTCGGGGTGCCTTTTCATTTTTTTAACAACTGCGGTTTTGATTCGTGATGTACCATCTTTAGATGAATCAGGGATACGACGGCGAACACAAAGAGTTTATTCTCGGCGATATCCAGATTTTACGTCAAGCCAACGGGCCGTGCATTGTCTGCGGTCACCCAACTGGTGATTGCGCAACTGAGACTTCTGCTCCTCATCACATTTGGGGTGTGACTGAAGTACCTTCGCTTGAAGATACGACGATGATTTTAGTTGAAGAAGACATAATTGAATATCGCCAAATCACCCCGTTCACAAAAAGCAAAGTTCTACTAGCCCGAGCAGGGCAAAAAATCTCAGTAACGCGAGCGCGCGAACTGAGAATCGTTTAGTCTCATCGCACGCTCTCTTCAGCGGGCGGTGGGGGTCTCCTCTTCTGTCTGCTGACCCATTAACCATCAGCACAGAAAGAAAATGACAGTGGCTCATATCAGTGACGAATTCGTAGCACAGTACGCAACAAAGCAAGCGCCATGGGGATTTGGAGGCCTTGGAGAGATTGTTTATCTTCGAACCTACAGTCGCCCGATAGAAGGTGCTGGACGCAATGAAATGTGGCCTGAGACAGTTCAGCGTGTAATCAACGGCGCGATTGAAATCGGTGTTCCCTATACGCAAGAGGAGGCTGAGCGTCTTTTTGACCACATGTTCAATCTTCGCTGTTCATTTTCTGGCCGGGCCTTATGGCAGTTGGGTACCCCACTAGTCAAAAAGTTCAATGCCGCGTCTCTCAATAACTGTTATTTCGTCAATATTGAGACACTTGAAGATTTTGAGTTTCTGTTTGACCACTTGATGCTCGGTGGAGGCGTTGGATTCTCTGTTGAGCGTTCAAAGATTCACGAACTGCCAAAAGTCAAGACAGGCGTGAAGATTTCGCACGAGCGCTCAAACGATGCTGATGTCATTGTCCCCGACTCTCGGCAGGGTTGGAGTCGCCTGCTTCACTCGGTGCTGAAGTCGTACTTCCATACTGGAAAGTCCTTCACCTACTCCACGGTTCTGATTCGTGAATTTGGTGCTCCGCTCAAGACATTCGGTGGAACTGCTTCTGGGCCAGGTGCATTGATTGACGGCGTGACTGATATTTGCAAGGTGTTGGAGAATCGCTCAGGCAAGAAGTTGCGCTCTATTGACGTTCTTGATATTGCCAATATCATTGGACGCATCGTCGTGTCAGGTTCGTCGCGTCGCTCAGCACAAATCGCAATCGGCGACCCTGATGACATTCTGTTCCTGCGAGCCAAGAACTGGTCAACAGGAACGATTCCAGCGTGGCGCGCAAACAGCAACAACAGCATCTATGCCGATGCATGGGACGAAATCATGCCTGAGGTGTGGAAGGGATACGACGGTTCTGGAGAGCCATACGGTCTCGTCAATCGCAAGTTGGCTCGTCAGTATGGTCGACTTGGCGACAAGCGCCCAGACCCGACAATTGAGGGCTACAACCCATGCGCAGAAATCGCGCTTGGTGACGGTGAGTCATGCAACCTTGCGACGCTCTTCTTGCCCAACATCAAAAGTATTGAACAATTCAAAGACGTCTCACGACTTCTGTACATGTGCCAGAAAGCCATTACAGGACTGAACTATCCCTACGAGAAGACAAATAAGATTGTCCAAAAGAATCGCCGTCTTGGTCAGTCAATAACCGGCGTTTTGCAGGCCACTGAAGAGCAACTGTCGTGGCTGTCTCCTGTCTATTCATACTTGTCAAAACTTGATGAAGACTATTCAAAGTCCATTGGAATTCCGGCATCAGTTCGGCTAACCACAGTTCAGCCATCCGGAACACTTAGCCTTCTCCCTGGCGTTACGCCTGGTATCCATCCGGCATATGCTCGCTACTACATCCGTCGCGTGCGCTTTGGAGCGGCTGACCCTCTCGTTGATGCATGTCGTCGTCGTGGATACAAGGTCGTGTGGGACGTTGGACTTGACGGACGCGAGGACCACACTCGTTATGTCGTTGAATTCCCATGCAAGTCACCGGATAACTCCGTTCTTGCTAAGGACATGACTGCTGTCGAGCAACTTGAATGGGTTAAGAAGATGCAGACTGACTGGGCAGACAATGCCGTGTCAGTTACTGTGTACTACCGCAAGGAAGAGTTGCCAGCAATCAAGGAATGGCTAAGCGAGAACTACACAGATTCAGTGAAGTCGGTTTCTTTCCTTCTCCACAGCGACCATAACTTCCCCTTGCCCCCTTACGAAGAAATTGACGAAGATGCTTACCAGAAGATGTTGGCAAAAGTTGATTACTCAGCGCCGCTGGTCATGGATGCGTCTGGCACGGAACTTGACCCCGCAGACTGCGTAGGTGGAGCGTGTCCAATTCGCTGACGCCTTAAAAGCGCGTTGTTACGACCCTAAAACGACCATCGCGAACTTCCATTTGGTCCCAATCTGGGAACCTTGTGGAAACCATAACTCGCTTTAGCCACCTATCAGTTCCGTCGTAGCGCGCCTCAAATGGCGTTCGGCCATGTACTGCTGTGCGATTGTTTAAGACGAGAATTTCGCCAGTTTTGAGAAAAATGGTGGTTTTAACCTTCTCAATAGCATCAGAGAATAAGCGCAGCGCGATTTCGGCCTCACTAGTGAGACCCGTCATTAAAGCCCTGTCATAGGTCATACTGGTTCCGCCATCAAAAAGCACTGGAGTTTGAATTTGCGCATCTGATTGTTCAGATGATTTAAAACTTTCGTCAATACGGGTGAAGAAAACCGGCTGATGGAGTATTCGTATTGTCTCCATGTCAAGATGCTCAATAATGTCCGGCAGACATGCAATGTTTGTTCCTGCCTTATCGTCTTCTCGGACGCAAAGCAAAAGAACCACATCGGCACGCCAAGGGTGAAAAGCAGTTTCAGTGTGCATTTCAAGAACGATTTTGGATGACGAGGAAATCTGACGCCCCTCATCAGTTTTAATAGGAAATAGGTTCTGGACGGTTGCTCCATTTTGTTCCTGAGCAAACCCATAAACGGACCCATATCTCATAGCGCTTACGCGAAAATATGAGTCAATCTCATTGATGGTCAACAAATCCTTCTCATCGGAGACCATAGACTCAAGAGATGATGGAGTGGGGATATTTTGAAAATTACGCTTGAACTCTTCCGAAAACATCAAGCATTTTTCAACTCGATAAGGGACCATAAGGGAATATTACACACATATCAAATGCGTTGGGGTGGACAATCGTTGACAAGTAACGCCACAAATTTGCTAAGGTGCAAGCATGGAACCCATCCAAAGTTCTGGCTATGACCCTTATGCTGATATCAGAGGCAACAATAAGGGTCAATTTTCATCAGACCTCGCCTTCGGCCTTGTTGGCGAAGGCCATGCGGAATCAATCGTTCGCGCCCTCATGGAAGGATGGGTTGAAGTCAAAACCGATGGTTTTGAAAATGGCAACTTGTTCATTGAAGTTGCCCACTGCCCAGGAAGAGTCAGAAAAGACGACGGAGACTTTCAATGGACAAAGTCTGGCCTGAATGTCACGCAAGCCAAGTACTACATGTATCTCAAGCAGGCTAAAAATGGGGAATTGCGTAGCGCAGTAATTATTCCAACAGAAAGATTACGACGCTTTCATGCATGGGTAAAGGCTGAAAAAGGAAGCCAGATTCAGGCACCCGGCTTTAAGGGTACGGGCTACATGTATGGCAATATTGACGGTCAAGTCCCGACTATTGGCCTTCGAATTTGCGCCCAAGATGTTGAAATGCTAAGGAACACCAGCGACTTTGACTAGTGCTCCTCAGCATTATCAATCTTTATCCTTTGATTCATCCTTGAAGATGTATTTAGTGAGCCAATGGATGACCCAGTAGGTTCCACCAATGTAAAGAAGCAGAACCAACCAGTCCATCAGAACGGTTCGTCTTCTTCGGTGATTCGGGATTGAGCGGTGCGCTGACTAGCGGTTGCCGGACGAGCAGAACGCTGGGGGGCGTTTCCTCCGCCATTAGCCTGGCGCCGATTGAATGACTCAACCGACTTGCAAGCAAGAGCAACCTCATCTGCGATGAGTTCAACCTTGCTTCGCTTGCTTCCGGTCTTCTCGTCCTCCCAGGAACGCTGTTCAAGACGGCCAGTTACAATAACGCGCACGCCCTTTTCAAGTACTCGCGCAACGTCGTCGGCAAGGTAGCGCCATGCTACAACATCAAAAAATGATGTCTTTTCCTGCTTTTCTCCGGAGGCATCAGTCCAGTAATGGCTTACAGCGACTGAAAATTCTGCCTTCGGTGTGCCATTGCCCAGAAACTTCAATTCTGGGTTGGCGGTTAGGTTACCAACAATAGTTGTAGGTGATGCTGACATTCTTCGTATTCTCCTCTGTTAGCCCAATTGGGCAAAAGGAGAATAGCATCACCTTGCGCCAAACTCAATGGATGTTTGCTAGTTTTTCGGAATGGAAATGACCGTGTCTGAAGCGCAACTTAAGGTTGTAAAGATTATACGAGATGTTTTGGTTGACCTCGCTACTGACGGCGATATGGCCGAGGACGTTGAGGAAATGAATGACCATTTTGGTCGGGTTGCTGAACTCATTATTGAGCAATTAGGACTAGAGGTTCTTGAGGGTGATAAGGGAACCGTGACGGCAAAGATTTCTCCAGCATCCGGCTGGGCTTAAGCCTTTTCTTCTTCAATAACCTTTTCAATAATGTCGGCGATTCTTTGGCTTGACCATTCAAGCAGTTCGCCCATGAAGTCTTCCCATTCTTGGGACAACTGCATTTTTTCAAAAATGTCTGGGTCAAAGATTCCGTAATGCTCAAAAACGTAGTTTTCAATCTCGTTACGGTCGGAGACAACAACTGAAGTCATGCTTCCGATGTTGTCAACTCCAGTCAAAATGTCGTAAAGACCTTCCATGCCAAATTGGTTGTAAGTCTGGCGAACAAGCCTGAAACAAATTTCCCGTCGATAGGCGACGACTGGGTTGGTCACAGAATTGATGAGCCTCTCCAATTTTTTGGGAGTTAGTCCATCTTCTTCCATGGCTCTCCTAAAAGCATAATGGGGCAGGCTTTTCGGCCTACCCCATTATGCCAGGAATGCTCAAGAATGTCAGACCAAAGACAGTACAGCCTCCTGGGCCGCAATCTTCGTACGCGTTACCCATGAGTTGTCATCAAGAGAAGCAAACGCTCGCTCGTCAATGTCCGCATCTCGGTGGTGGTCAAGATATTCACCAATTGCATTGAAGATTGACCAACCATTATGGCCAAATCCTCCAGCGTTCTTGTCGCTCTCGTAGATGGCCCGAATAATCATGTTCTGGCGTTCTCGATTGTTCTTCTGCCGTTCGGTTTCATCTTTTTTGACTGGGAAAACGGAATCAAGAACCTTGTCAATGCGAGCCGATGACGACGGCACGGGGATTGAAAGCATCCTTTCTGCCATTTCCTTGAAGTTAGAGGCCCAGTCAACTGAAATTCGCAAAACTTCACGGGCATCATCAAAGGCAGAATCAATGTTCTTGGTATGGCGAGCAACGAAGATTCGCTCGGCCTTCTGGATTCCGAGACGAACAGTGTTGTTGCACACCGCGCGAATATCAGTGTTTGCGTAGCGAACTGGCCAGACGCCGTCATGCCCAGTTGACACAACCAGGTATCGCGCAATCTTGTCATTAACCCCTATCGGGTCAATGATGAGACTGCCAAGGTCAAGCGTCATAAAAAATCTCTTGCCACCCTGAAGTACGCCAGCAGTATCAACAATCGCTTCACCCTCTGAAGCCCCAACTACGGCCAGGGCCCGCTCTGCTACTTCCTTGTTCTGCTTGACGACATAGCGAGTACCAACGGTTGCTAGGCCATCAAAGGAGCCATCGCCATTATCCCGAATAGTTGCCCGGGAATCATCAACAATGACTGGTCGCCCATCGGCGCCGACAATGAAGTTGCCTTCCTCGTCAACAGCCGCTACACGGGTCAAACGAACCGTGTAGTCAGCCCCAGCAGCCTCTAGCATCGTCTCAACCGTCTGCAGGCCCTGCATTGGGGTGCCCAGTCGATGCCAAGGAATTCCCCCTCCTGCCGCATAGGCAAAGCGAGCAACTCCGTCAGCATTAATTTCAAGTTCATGTGCCATTTTCATCTCCTCTATCTCTTGTAGATTTATCCGAATAATAGCCCACAGCGTCTCTAAGGGCAACATTCCACAGAGATTTATCTGAAATCTTTTGTTCACAATCGTTGACATGGCGTTCGCCTGTCCCTATGATTCGCCGTCAAATCAAGGAGGGCAATTGGAACAATTTTCTGGAGAGGGCAAAGAAAATTCCTCGGAAGACCCACGAAACTGGGGCTTAGACGCCGCATGCAAAGGGATGCCTTCGGATTGGTGGTTCCCGGACAGATTTAATACGCGCGAGGCAATTGAAAATACAAGGACAGCAAAAAAAATATGTTCTACTTGCAAAGTCAAGATTCAATGTCTTGAACTTGCGAATGCCACAAGTGAGCCCTTCGGTATTTGGGGAGGCTTAACGCCCAAAGAGCGTGGCTTCAGACGAATGACTCGGCCTTATTAATACCCCAGGTCCTTTACTACTAACAACCGGTGTGCTAAACAAGGGGGCTTCATGGCGCGTGACTGGGTTTCTCCTGAAGTTCAAAACTTCTTAGGCAAATTAGATGGAGTGCGTGCCAACGGAAGCAATTGGTCCGCTCGCTGTCCTTGTCGACCAGATGACCATAATCCATCACTCTCTGTGGGCCAGGGAGACGATGGGCGCGTCCTCGTTACATGCCACCGAGGCGTACCATGTGATGTTGACCAGATTTGCCAGTCGGTTGGAATAAATGTGTCTGACTTGATGCCCAAAAAGCAAGATAAGAAACGAAAACTAACACTAGTTGAGACTTACGATTTTCGTGACGCGCTTGGCAATCTTGTTTTTCAGAAGCAACGATTCGTTGATGAAGACGGCAAGAAGACATTCATCCAGCGCCGAGTAGATGCTGAAACCGGAGAATGGGTAAGAAATCTTGACGGTGTTGAAAAGATTCTTTACAACCTCCCACAAGTCTGTTCTGCACGCGACGCTGGCGAGACCATCTGGGTAGTTGAGGGTGAAAAAGATGTTGACACACTTTCAAACCTAGGAATTACAGCAACCACCATGCCTGGAGGTGCTGGCAAATGGCTTGAGATTCATACCGAAACCCTTGCTGGGGCCGACATCGTTCTTGTTGCTGATAATGATGATTCAGGCAAAAAGCACGCTGCTGAAGTTGCTGAAAAACTGCGAAGTGCAGGATGCTCTGTCAAGTTAAAAATTTCTAAAGTCAAAAACAAAGCAGACGTAACAGACCATCTTGATGCTGGTCTTTCGCTTGATGAACTAGAGGATTTTGACTTAGCAACGGATGTTCCAGCCGAAGATATATTCGGGCCAATTCTTAAAAAGTTGGCTGAAGTCTTTGCCAAAGAAAATGTTTCTGACCAAACTAAAATTTCTCGTGCCGAATTAATTCTTGCAGAAATTAACCCCGGCAATCAGGGAGTAAAAAATGAAGGCCGCTTGGTTGAATGGTCTGCCTTCGTTAATGAGGTAGAAGACGATTCGTACGACTGGGTAATTCCAAATTTGCTTGAACGTGGAGAGCGGGTCATCGTCGTGGCGAGTGAGGGGGTAGGAAAAACCATGCTTGCTAGACAAGTTGCTCTTTGTTCTGCTGCTGGTCTTCATCCTTTCAAAATGACCAACATGAAACCAGTTCGAACACTGATGGTTGACCTTGAAAATCCGGAGCGAATTATCCGGCGCACCTCAAAGAGCATTTATGGGGCGACATTGCATTATGGCCACAAAGAAACTCCGGACGCTCACCTTTTGATTAAGCCAGATGGTATTGACCTGCTCAAAGCGTCAGACCGGTTAATGCTTGAGGACAAACTGGAGCAGGTTCGCCCCGAATTAGTTTTCCTAGGCCCGGTTTACAAGTCCTTCATTGACCCAGGCGGACGTACTAGCGAGGCAATCGCAATTGAAATCGCCAAGTACTTTGACACAATTCGGGAGTACTTTAAGTGCGCTATGTGGTTTGAGCATCACGCGCCTCTGGGTTCTGCGTTAGCCTCCAGGGACCTCAGGCCCTTTGGTTCAGCGGTCTGGTCAAGGTGGCCTGAATTTGGCTTGAGCCTCCAGCCTGACCCAACAGCGCCGGAAGGCTATGTCTACGAGGTAAAGCACTTCCGGGGTGCACGAGACCGCCGTGAATGGCCAACTAGAATGAAGAGGGGTAAAATATTCCCATTCGAAGTTCTTGACTATCTTGAGGCAGACTAATGTCCAGTCAATCCGGGCTATCAAAAGAGTTCTTAGCAGAACGTGACTTGCGTATTTTCAAGATGCGTCAAGCCGGTGTGGCAATTTCCGAAATTGCCCGACGCTTTAACATGTCAACTAAAAGCGTTACGGCAGCAATTAACCGCCAGTTACAGAAACTTAACCAAGAAGCGCTCATGGGCTACCCAGAAGTGCTTCGGATGGAACTGGAGCGACTTGATGCTCTCCAGCAAGCAATTTGGCCGCTAACGCAGCATCGAAAAGTTCGCCTTGATGACGGCTCTGAAGTATCAGTAGAGCCGGACATAAAGGCAATCCAACAGGTTTTGGCGATTATGGACCGGCGCGCGCGTCTTCTTGGCATGGAACAGCAAACAGTCAATTTGCAGGTTGAGCAAGTTGGCCAAGCCGATACGGCTAGAGCAGTTCTGGCGGGTGCTGGCAGTCAGACTGCGGCTGCTGTCAATCAGTTCAACCCAGAAAATGAGGCACGCCAACTTCTTGAATTGATGGGCGCTTCCGGTGTTCTTCCTTCTGATACAGTGCGGGAACTTCTTGGGCAACGAAAAGAATTGCCTTCATTGGTTGAAATTGAAGCGCAAACGGCAGACATCATTGATGTAGATGAAGAGGAAACTACCTATGGCTGAAGAAGAGATTTTCGGACCTCAAGACAATATTGAAGTCGCAATGGCTAAAGTTGCAGAAACAATCAAGCCGACCCGCAAGGCAAACACTGGAGCCGAGGACGGCTCAACCGCAACGAAGCAGGTCCTCATCCGAACAACAGATGAGGACCATGCTCGCTGGAAGGAGGCCTCCGACAAGGAGGGCATCACTTTGAGCGAATTTCTTCGCAAGGCGGCCAATGGCCTCGCTTCCGATATTTTGGATTGCAAGCACCCTGCGGAGAACCTGAAATGGTACCCCTGGGGCAAGCGTTGTACTAAATGTGGTACACGCTGGAAGTGATTACTTGAACCACTTCAGCATGCGCTTGCGAAGTGATTCCTTCTTCACGCTCGTGGCGTGAATGACGACATCATTTTCGGACGAGACGCTATCTTCAGCAACCACGCGCTCTAGTTCATCAAGGAACTCTTCAACATCTTTTGAGATAACCTTGGGCTCGGGCGTGACGACCTTCTTTGGGCGACCTGGCTTTCCGGTTCCCTTCGGATTTGCTGATTTCTTTTGAGCCTGCTTTTTAGCCGGGGTTGACTTTGCTGGCTTCTTCTTGGGTGTTTCGCTCATGGCGCTTATCCTATCTTTCCTCATGCCCCCGTAGCGGACATTCCCTGGGGTGCAAAGTTTTAGATTAGCGTATTTTCGTGCTTGGAAAATACCCGGACCCCGTGTCAAAGATTAGTTTGACGCTTTCTGTCGGACAGTCAGCAAAAAGCCAGATAGTGAAGGAATTTGGCGTGGGCGAGGAACTTGCTATGAATGTTCTGGGCTGGAAGGGCGACAGACTTGTTTGCGTGGCTCAGATGGACACCTCGTGGCCTTCTAGCGAGGAAGAAAGGGTCCAGCGAACTGGCGATGCATACATGATTATGAGGCGAGGCTGGCTTTGTGACTCGTTCACGGTCATGGCCGAGGGTTTCATGTCTCGCGATAAGGACGAAACCCGGCAACTTGATTTGGTTGAAGCCTATGTTGATGGCACAAAGGGTGTAAATGAATGCCTGACCATCAACTATGTGGACCTATCTCATATTGAACTGTGTGCAATCCCATTCAGGGTTGCCTTGGGTCGAAAAGTGGAGTGGGGCCCGCTGGTCCATTCTGACGATATTGATGTTTTGAGAAATAGCGAGTATGTCACCATGGCCCAGGAGTTGCTGGCTCAGGAAACGATGGATATTCCGGAGGATACGGAAACATTCCACCTTGCCTTGGCTGTTGGATTGCATGATAGTGCTGGCTTTTTTATGCAATATGACTTTTAGTTGACAGAGTGAAGTTTTATAGTTAAACTACCGGCAGGAGGAAATATGAAAAAGTTACTACTAGCATCAAGTTTGTTGATTCTTGCTTCCTGCGGAGGCACGGAAATTGTTTACGTAACACCAACAACAAAGCCCGAAGAGTCAACGACGACAACAACAACCCAAGTCGCAACTACGCTCGCCACAACTCCACCATTGGCTACTCGGCCACCGTCTAATGTGCCGTCAGGTTCTTCAGGCTCCTACGACCCAGATGGTTATGACAACTTCTTGTGGAGTAGCGTGAATGACTTTTGGTGGCTTTTCACCGAAGAGGAACTTCTGCAAATGGGCCTTCTCGTTTGTGAAGAGTTTGACCGAGGTTCAACGCTTGACCAAGTAACAACGGCCTTAGTGCAGGTGATGTCGGATACCAACACCGCCTACCTGGCAGAAGGACTTGCTGGAGTCACTGCCGGTGCTTTGACATTCCTGTGTCCCGAGCACGGTTGGTGGTTGAATACAATCTAAAAGCCTCCCACTGGCTAAGACCGGTCAATCCTTTCTCCGGTTGAAGGGGAGCCTGCCCTGCGGGGTTAATGGCTAGCGGTTGGGGCCTCCCCCATGTGCCCAACCTGCGCCCAAGGCTCCCCGCCAGTGGGATTTTTCGTACCCGGCCAAGGAATCGAACCTTCGCAGAGCGGACCTGTATATAAGACAGGCTGGGGCAACCAGCCCCACGACCGGGCGAGATTTACGCTCGGCAGTATATTGCGAATTGCCAAAACCATTTAGCCACAACGGGCCATTTAATTTTTGTCTCAGGGTCCAGCCACCACTGCGAGTGAGTGTCATTCGGAATGCGCTCGCAATAGTCCTGCAATTCCGTAAAACCGCAATTTAGCAAAATATCCCACACCCGCTGGTGATGACAGTTCCAGTGATGCGTGGCACCATCCCAGAATTCGGACTCCCTACCTGGCTGGAAATTGTGCTCCTGATGCTCCATGGTTGATAGCACCATTTCCCACGGTTCTTTGTCCTCACGCCATCGCTGAATTGTCTTGAGGACATCTGGACCAACTACCAGTATCGGCGCACCAGGTTTAGCAATGCGACGCATATCAAGAAGAAAACTAGGAACAGCCCGCCAGTCAATATGTTCAATGACATGCCCGAGATAAATGGCGTCAAAATAATCAACAGGAAAAGGATACGGTTGATTCGGCTCAACGAGTACGTCGGGCCGAGTCGTTTCGCTTTCCCAAACATCGCAATTTACCCAGCCCTTTGCATAGTGCGTTCCGCATCCGGCGTTCAATAAATTCACTTCTTTTCCCCGATACCGTAGTACATGTCAACATTTGTGGAGATAGGGAAGTAGTATCCACCCTGTCCATTTCTTTTTGCCTTTGGCATATCTCCACGATGCTTGATACCTGAATAATGAGCAATAAGACTCCGCCTCTCCATCCCCGGTACGTTTGGCCGAGACCCACGGTGCATGAGCCGTCCGTGCCATACGAGAACATCCCCACGCGAGGGGAGATGGTTGACGACATTGTTTCCGCGCTCCACTATTTCCTTCTCGAAAAGAGGCGTCAAGATTCGCTCTGAGAACTTTGGCCAGCGATGGTCTCGTTCTTCTGGCTCTAGGGCATTGAGAATCTTCTCATTAGATACCTGGGGCCAACGATGGGAGCCTGGCACATACTGAAAGGGGCCCGAATCTGGATGGATGTCGGCAAAGGCAATCCAGACGGCTGCGTAATAGTCGCCAACATGCGGAGGGTTCAGGTAGGAGTCCTGGTGCCAGTCGCGTTCCGTTGAGACCCAGCCGGTCAGGTTCAAATGAAGACCGGCTGGCTCGCCAATCAGTTCCTCTAGCAGTGACGCCAGAGGGGCATACGTCAAAATGTCAAGAAGTTCCCGGTGCCTCATGTAGGGAATTGGGTCAGGCCAACCCATGGGGCGATTCTGGCCCTCGGGTCCGTTGACGGCTAACCAAAGTTCCTCATAGGACTCCATCAGGTCATGGGGCAGGAAGTTTCTGAGAATGACAACGCCGTCGTCATTCCAGTCACGTGGCCCCACGGGAGGGGCGGGCTCAGTCAAATCTTCGTATGAATATTGTGTCATTTGATGCCTACAGTTCTCAAATCTGCACCTTGCGTAGAAACGTTGTATTGAGAGAATACACGCATTGCTCGCTTCAGTTCCCAAGCCCCAACATTGTCATAATACTCCCAATCGCGTATAGGTTTTTCATCAATTGCCGAGTGGGGCGCTCGACCTTCGCCTGCCATCGTGGCTATGAAAAGCCCGCCTATCCGAAGGTGTTTATGGGCGTTCAATATGATGTGACGCCAATGCGGTGTGTGTTCAAAAACCTCAGCACAGACTGCAACATCAAATTCAGTTGTTGATTTGTAAGTAGACGCATCGCATACCAAATCAACGCCAGGGCCCGGCTGCATATCAACCCCCAGATAGTGTTCTGCGTGTTGTTGAAGAACACTACGAACGGAGCCGTTGATATCAAGGCTTCCAAATTCAAGAATTTTCAATTTTTTTTCGGGTTGAGTGACTTTCCAGGCGTAAAACTGAGTACTGACATAATCAAGAACGGCTTGATGCACGGCTCTTCCACTTTTCGTCAAAGATGACTTTGTCAACATTCACGATTTGCTCAAAGTTGTTCGGTGGGTCATTTTTGGTTGTCCAGGAATCGTTTCCCCATGACTTGGTCAGGCCGCTGACAACTGTCCGCCTATTCATTGTCGTCAGCGTCCAGAGCGCAAGGTCGTCGTCGCCAAAATACCAAGTCATCCGGTCGTCAAAACGCCATTTCTGTGCCAAATCCGAACTGAGCATCATTGACGCGCCCGAAATGCCCGTTTTCCCATACCAGCCGTTTGCGCCCTGCACATCCTGGAAAAGTCCGGGAACTAATCGGTTATCGTAATTTGGACAAATCAATCCGATAGTGGGTTCATCATCAATTTGTCCTGCCATCGTCCCAATGGCGTTTTTTTCTATAATGACATCGTCATTCAAAAAACAGACATGGTTTCCCGGCTTGACACGAGCCAGCGCACTATTCCACATTTTATGTATTCCGGCCCCAGGCGGACTAACGATAACCTGGACTGTCGGCAAAGAGGCTTGTTTAATCTTTTCAAATGCATCATCGCCATCGGCAACAACATAAATTGTTTCAACGCTGGCGTCGGCGGCAGCCATTGAACAAATCTGCTGGAATCCAACCATGTTAGATTTTGTTGGAATAATTACATCCACTTTTGACTTGCCCATAGAGCGCATAATTGACGCTACATTGCTACGAAGGCGAGTCTCGTAAGGATTGATATTGAGAGCAATTTTCGCTTGCTCAAGCGATTCTGACAACAAACCTAAATTCCATGACGCTATTGACAGCAGGTCGTGCGGAAGTGAACCCCAGGAATCTGCCTCGCAAATATAGTCAAGAGGCTTTTCGGTGATACCGACAGCGCGTTTGCTTGCTGAGTAGCACTGCGACCAGTTATTGGATTCGTAATAATGGCGGGCAAGTTCAACCCACGGCTCTCGCCTATTAGGCGCTTCGGCACATGCTCTGAGTAGCCAGTGTTCTTTCTTGTCAGTGACTCGTGCCAGATACCTCATCGACGCAGAGCGTTCAGCGTCCCATTTTGAAATTTCCAAGTGCTTGAGAAAATGAGGGATAGCGTCTTGATACCTATTGTGGAACATGAGTTCTCGTCCAAGATAGAAAAGGTTGCGGTCTCCTTCTGGGTCTTCCTGAACGGCGAGTTCTAGAAGGGGCAAGTATTGCGCACGTGATTTATTTGGGTCTGGATAGTGATGAACTACTACACCGCATGGCGCCTGAACTTCAACCCCATCGCAAACTAATACTTCATGGACGGGGTGTTTCCAGCGATACCCATGCCGACGATGAATATGGTCCCGGTAAAAAACGAGACCCTCGGAGCCATCCTGGTTCCATGACCACACATACTTGTATCGAGGGCGAGTTACGTTGTCTGGCAGTTGTTCTAGGTGTTCTCGCCAGCCCTCTACCAGTAATTCATCGGCATCAAGGGAGACGCACCAGTCAATGTCGTCTGGCAAGAGGTCCAACGCTGCATTGCGGGCATCATCAAACCGCCAGGGGTCAATAGAGATTGACGCAGTAGTGCATCCCATTTCTTGGGCTACTTTTACTGTCCGGTCAATTGACCCTGTGTCAACAATTAGGCGATAGTCTGCATCGTGGCAAGAATTTGCCCAACGCTCAATGAATTTTTCTTCATTCTTGACAATTGTATAGACGGCAATTCTCATGCCTGAAGGTTAGCACTGCCTAAGAGAAGAAAATAGCAAACGAAACTGCTTCTTCAAATTTCTCGTTAATATAGTCAGTAACTTCAGTATTGGCTGCTTTATCATACTGACTAATAATCCATTTTGAGCCATCCCAAGTCCAGGTTTTATTGGCAGCACTGTAAACCTGACCTAGTGTTGGCGATGAGGGAAAATCTAGGGCTGGCATTATTCCTCGCTTTCCGGAATTTCAACCCATGAACCAGAGTTTTCATCCCACTGATAGGACTTCCCGTCCTCTGGCATTGGTAACGGAGGATGCCAGTCATAGTTATTATCAAGATGCCACGACGGGTATGGGCTGACAGGGTTGTAGAACAGGTTGGCGTCTGGCCGATAGATGTCTCCGATGGCAGCGTACTTCTTGCGGAAGTTGCCGTTGTAGGAGGTTTGTACCCACGGGCCTGGGCCTGCAACAGATTCGCATACAGCGATTCCGCGTGCTTCTTGTTCAATACCGTTGTCGTCCACCAGGTCAGCGTTTGAGATGACAATGACCTGGGTGACAATGTTGTTTTCGTCAAGTTGTGCGAAGTGTGCCATCAGAAGCGCTTCCATCTGATAATGACACGGCCAGAACCGCCGAGACTCAATACAGTCCCAGTAGGAGGCGGGTTAGTTGAACCAGCACCGCCACCCCCACCTGTGTTCGTCGTCCCATTTAGTGCGGGAGTAGGGCCGCCTTCGGCTCTACCGCCCCCTCCTGGGCCTCCTGCACCGCCCGGTCCTCCGCCTCCTCCTCCCGCTAAAGTAAGCGGAGAACCCGTGATGGTTGTCGTAGCGCCAGCACCGCCAGCACCACCACCACCAGAGCCGGTCGGACTAGCGTTACCCCCGTTAGAACCGACTGCACCAGCACCACCACCTCCACCAGCACCAGAAATATAAGGGAAAGCGGGAAACGCAGGATTAGGGTAGGTACCAAAGCCAGAGTTGCCGCCGTTATTTCCTTGTGGCGGTGATGTTGGTGGCGTGTTGCCAAGACCGCCACTACCGCCACCTGAACCACCAGGACTGCCACTATCTCCACCAGCGGCAGAAGTGATAGGGCCAAATTGGGATGGTGAAGCCGCCCCACCGACAGTCACCGTGTACTGGCCAGGTCCGACTGAGGTCAGGGTTCCTGCCCGATAACCGCCAGCACCACCACCACCCATAGCAGAAACCAGGGGGAGCGGAGAAGAACCGCCACCACCACCGACAACGACATATTCTATGTCAGTTGCATCACCAACAACAGTTACCGTTGCTGAAGCCGTGAAATCAACACCGATGTATGTTGTTGCGCCACCCGGTGCAGGAGAGGACGCAAAGAAACCTGTTCCTGCAGGATACGGTGACCACGTAAGGAGAAATGTTGGTCCGCCAGGACTATTACCCCGCTGACCAAAATCAGCAACGGGCTGACCCGAACGAGTCCTATCACCATATCGAGCGCTCATTTAATCAACCTCATGGAGTGATGCGATTGACGTAACCAGCGATGTTGATGACATTCGTTGTTCCGGCAAACGCACTAACCGTTCGAGCCGTTGAACCATCGCCCGTCAAGATTAGACCAGGGACTATTAGATACAAGCCAGATTCACCATACAAAGTGAACTCAATCAAGTCATCGCTAGCGGTCGTGCCACCAAACTCAACTGTCAGTTTGACGCTTGACGAAGATGAGTTAACCGCATACAACCAGATTTCATCAATAACCGTAGTCGACGTACCCGTTGCATGAATTGTCGTACCAGGAGTCGCAGTCGCGGCGACCTCAATAAGTCGTCCACCAGTGGAACCAGAAAGAAGTTGTTTGCTGAATGAAGCCACGTTTATCCCTCGTTAAAGAAAAGACCCAAGTCCGATAAGAAGGTCAGCATCCTGATTATACAATACTGGAAGTGCCTCTGCGTAGGTAAGAGAGTTCCAGTCGGTCGTTCCGTCACCGATTTTGAACTTCCTTGTGTCGCTTTCCAGAGCAAATTCGCCTTCGGCTAGTACGGGGTTAGCGGCGGTCCATTCAGAGGATGTGCCTCGTCTGAATTGAATTCTAACTGACATTTAGACTCCCATCAGTAGAAATGGACTAAATACATCGGGTGGGTAAAAATAAGGCAAATCATTCCAATTGCTGGACCCGTCACCAATTTTAAAGTTGTATGTATCAAGTTCAAGGCCTATTTCTCCTTGGGCCAGAATGGGGTTGGCTGTTGACCAACTACTTGACGAACCATTGCGAAGTCTGATTTGAGTAGCCATCAGATTAGCAGAAGACTGGGGAAATAAATGCCCTCGTAATAGGGCAAATCATTCCATCTTTTTGAACCATCACCGACTTTAAAGGATAAACCATCTAAGTTTAATGCTAATTCTCCACGCCCTAGTAGAGGATTTTTAATAGTCCAGTTTTCGGGGGTATCTCGTCTCATCTGAAAAACTGTATCGCTCACACCCCACCCCCATCGACTGAAGCAACTCCCCCGTAGACGCTAGAGGCTGTTCCACCGTCAAGATTTAGTACAAAAGGGTTTGAATATGGAACAAGAATCCAGACACCATTGGAGTAGCGCCAGGACTTATCACCAACGGTGAAAACATCATTTTCGGACGGGCTATCAGGGAAATCTATGGCAGCCATGCCTCTATATTACTTGTAATTTCTGCTTGATTTAGTAACTGGGCGCTTGACGGCAATTTCCACACTGCTAGTGTTCTCTGCGTCAAAGGAGGCATCATGGCATTCAAATATAGGCCATACAGCGAAGAATTTCAGCGAGACCCTCACGCTACTTATTCATACATGAGGGAGTATGAGCCGGTTCACTGGTCAAATCCCGACTTGGTTTATGTGACCAGGTATGAGCATGTTATCCAGACGCTGAGGAACCCCAAATCAAGCGTGCAATTTATGGATTATTGCGAGCGGGGAGCATCCGAATATGTCAAGGGAATCCGTGAACTTCGCGAGAAGGACCCGACTATTGGCAGTTTTACCACCATGCTCCGAAGCGATAATCCCGCCCATGACAGGATGAAGCATCTAACGATTCCTCATTTCTCCCATCAAAAAATTAATGAACTTGCTGGCCACATTGAAACAATAGTCCAAAAGCGAATCAATTCCCTGAGTAATCATTCAAGAGTAAATATCGCTCAGGAAATGTCTCGCCACATTCCAGTTGACACGATTTGCCACATTCTTGGTCTTCCCGATGAGGATAAGGAGATGTTAACCAATTGGGCGCATTCCTTGACTCTCATTGTTGAGCCGCTTCAGTCGTCAACTGATGGAATAGAGCGTGTTCTGGAGATGCTTCCAGACACAATCATGTACTTGGTCAATCGATTGGAGGAGAGGCGCTCCAATCCAAGAGAGAACGATGTTGTCACTGATTTGGTTCTAGGCGAGGTTGACGGCAAGCCTCTTCCTTATGAAGAAATCGTGTCTACCGTTGGCCTTCTCTTTATGGCAGGAATTGAGACCACACTGTTTTTTATGGCCAATGCTCTACATACATTGACCGTGAATAAAAAGGCGCGCAGGGAATTTATTGACATTACTAGCCAGGCACGTTCGCAGGGTGTGGCATTTTATTCCGACAAAAAATGCATGAACGCCATTGATGAATTGCTCCGATATTCCGGCTCAGTTTGGATTACTGGTCGAGCCAACCTAGAAGATTATGTGTACGAGGTTGACAATGGAAAAGTGACCGTACCAAAGGGTTCTTTGATTACGACAGTGATGGCGTCAGCAAACAGGGACCCAAGAATTTTTAAGAATCCTGAGGAGATTGATTTTGCGCGCGATAATGCCCATAGGCAACTCACTTTTAGTGCTGGCGTTCACTATTGCCTTGGGTCACATCTGGCTCGTCTTGAATCACTAATTTTGCTTGACAGGTTCTTCACTCAGTTCCCGGAGGTTGAACTACTTGAAGAGCCGGTATGGCGAACACGCCTGACATTCCGAGGAATTGAAGACCTCATAGTAAAATTGGCCTAGTGGCAATCCCTGTTCTCATAGTTCCAACGCTGTATCACTATGATTTATTGCAAAATATGCTCAACTCCGTGGATTGGCCTGTTGAACATGTAGTTGTGATAGACAATGGCGGAAAACTTGAGGCATGCAAATGTTCCAATGCCGAACAGGTCAGCATCGTTTCTCTGCCTTCAAATTTAGGTGTGGCCGGAGCATGGAACCTGGGAATCAAACTGACTCCATTCGCCCCTTGGTGGCTCATTTGCAATGATGATATTCAGTGGATTCCTGGAAAATTAGAGAAATTTGAGCAATACATAGCACCAAGAACCATTGTTGCTGATTGGCGTCCGCTGACTGCTTTTTGTGGCTTTGCCATTGATGAGCAGGTTGTTCAGGATGTTGGACTATTTGATGAGTACTACTACCCAGGGTGTGGAGAAGAAGTCAATTACTGGACAAGAGCGCAGAAACAGGGAATTCAAGCAATAGATATTCCTGACGCTTATGAATTGCAGGGCGCTGCTGGCCAAACTCGGCAAGTCCTCCAAGAAAAGTATCCTCGCACATCTGGAATTACCTCAGCAAATCTGGCAGAGGGTATTGCTTCCCGTGGTTATGTCCGGAGTTGGGACTTGGAGAGGCGGCGAGTTTCTGACCCTACCGTCCGATACAAACTGCCACCTATTGTGGGTATGATTCCGGGAGTGAATCCAGATTCACCGTAAGGGCATCACCAACATTTAATTCCCGATACTTGAGGCGTGTTTCTTGATACCAGGCTTCAAAAAGCGGAGGCATTGGCGGGTCTTCTAGAACTTCAAAAGAAGTTCCCTTGAAGGGGTACTCTCCTTTAAGGTATCGCTCAACAGCCTGTGGCTCAACCTGCTCTAGGAGTTCCTCACGTACTTCAATGGGCATTTGAAGTTCTTGCAATACTTTATGACAGGTGACGGCTGCTGGTTCGTTGTTTCCAAACTCGGTGTGGGCAAGCGCCCATTCAATAATCAGGCGGAACAGTTCATGTGGGGTTCTGGCGGCTGTCTGTGGGTGCGAGTTCAGCGCATCCGACGCAACCTCAATATTTAAAATTTCCCATGTCACCTTAAGAATGAGTCCAAGGGGAGTCAGGTCAATTTCTTTTCGCAGGGAATGAACTGCGGGAACGATAATTGTTTGACCCTCAACGCGCGCTCCGGTCGCTATGATAGTTCTGTTGTATCCATACATAACTTCCTCAAATGTCGGATACATAAAGTCTTTGGTAGTGCAGGCAAGATACTGAAACTCGTTTTCTGGGTCTTTGTAAACCGCAGGACAGAATCGATACGACTTGGTGTTTCTGATGTAATACGAAAGATACGCAAGTTCTTCGTGAGTGAACGGCAAGCCCGTGTACTCGTTGACATTGTCTGGCCGAACCCAAGTGAAGTCATCACCAAGTTCATAATACGGACTTGGCTTTTTTTCAACGAATGCGTCTTTGTCCGGAAGGTACAGCATTCCTTCTTGAGCAAAATTCACTCTGAATTTTTTATCAATTGATGTCTGAACCCATCGACCACCTAGAAGATTGACGCAATATTCAATACCTTTTTGCTCCGATTCATTACCCCGTTCGTCCAATAGTTCATTGTCATAAACCGAAATGACGCGAACGACATGGTTGGTGCTATCTAATTCCGCAAAGTGGGCCATGGCGCTTATCCTACTGCACGCGGAATATGGATGATAACGACTCCAGCAGCGCCAGCACCACCAGAAGATGAGCCTCCAGGGGGACCTGGGGCATTACCCCCACCCCCACCCGAGCCAGTGTTCGCACTGCCAGCGACACCTGGATTGCCAGCAGGACCGCCCCCTCCTGGGCCACCCGCGCCACCGGGTCCTCCCCCTCCGCCTCCACCATAGGTTCCAGCAACTGTTGGGGTTCCCGCTCCACCGCTCGTACCACTTCCGGGACCGGAAGAACCAGCGCCTCCCGTGCCAGGTGAAGTGTTTGTGTTTCCTGGCGCTCCAGCAGCGCTAAAAAGCAATGTAGTGGGAGGGAAGTAAATTTCTGAAGCGCTGTTTGCTGCTCCAACAACTACCGAATATGTCCCGGGGGCTAAAGTGGTAGAGGGTTGGTAGTTGACTACGCCAGATTTCCCACCAACACCTTGCGTCTGATTAAAACTTCCAGGAATAGGTCCACCTTTTGGACCCGGTCGTGGAAATGGGGAACTTACTGAAGATGAGCCACCGGTTCCTGGAGCGCCCCCACCAACGACGACGAGCGAAGCATTAATCGGCAATGCCCCATAAATAGTAAAAGGCGCACTTGCCGTAAATGTAAAATATCTTCCAGTTGGTGTAGGTGTTACGGGTACGCTGGGCGGAGCCTCAAGGCTCGCTGCGTTAACGCCTAAAATTAGATGGTGAATTCCGCTCATGATTTTATGAATTAAGAAACCTGACCGGTGACTATACACCGGGTACCAGACAAAAACAATACAGTGGCAACTCCTCGCGTCAATAAATCTATGGTCGCTTTGTCCGAATTGATTCCACCAATGTAAGCATCTGTAATTGAACACGTAATTGTAATGCTGGCTGTGTGATTATTAATAATTGAAATAACATCGCCAGTAGAAAATGTAGCGTCTGGAATTGTAATTGACCCCCCGCTTCCAACCTGAATATATTTTCCAACATCTGTTGTCTGTAGTGTGTAGGAGGAAGTTTTTTCTACATCCTGCAAAGGTACCTTTCTATAGCCAGCATCAAAGCCGTTGAATTTCAATTCGCCATTTACATCTAGAGTAACTGAAGGAGTAAGATTTAAAATCCCAATGCGGCTATTAGTTGTATCAACAACTAATGTGCTTGTTCCAACAGAAAGGTCAGAAAGATTTAGGTCGCCAGTCCACTTGACGCCCTCAGTAGCGGCGCTATCCGCTACCAAGACCTGGTCATTTGAACCAACCCCAAGTCGATTGAGTGTAGAACCAGCAGAGGCGACCAGCAAATCACCCTTGGTCGTAACTGTTGAAGAAACTGTGTCTATTGTTGAAGGTCCAACCTCAACCCAATAGCCGTCGTAATAGATAAATGTTTGACTGACGTCCGAGTCATACCAAAGGTCGCCTTCAGAGGGTCCGCTCGGTGCTGTTTGTCCAACTGTGACGCTAGCACCGCCACCCCCTCCCGCTGGTCCCGTAGGTCCTTCAGGGCCTGTTGGTCCAGTTGGTCCAGGAACTGTTGAGGCATCACCAGTCGCCCCCGTAGGACCAGTCGGGCCAATATCACCAGTCGCACCCGTGGGTCCAGTGGGGCCAGTATCACCCGTGCTTCCGGTGGGACCCGTAGGACCTGTTTCTCCGGCTGGACCCGTTGGTCCTGTTGGGCCAGCGTCTCCAATATCACCAGTTCGAGCAAAAGTGATGATGACATCTTCGCCATTGGTGAATGATGTAGCAGAGCCGGAGACATAGGCAACGGCGACATCAAAGAACCCCGTTTCTTCGGTCAGCGAAGAAATCGTAAATAGAGCAAAATCGGACGAATCAGCCTTGTTGGAAATTCGGAAATGACCCTTGATGGTTGATGTTGAGTCATCAATTGTCCGCAGGAAAGTCTGAATATCTGTTGCGTTGTCATCCTCATCGTCAATGGTCATCTCTGTCGCAAGACTGAGGTCCGCATTGTTGAATTTGACCTTGCCGGTTCCTGGGTCGGTCTGAGATGTGTCGGTATCAAAGGTGTAGTCAACGGTGATACCACCAAAGGAGCCTTGAGGTCCGGTCGGCCCTAGCGCACCTGTTGGCCCTGTTGGGCCAGTCGCGCCAGTATCTCCCGTTGTGCCAGTAGGTCCCGTGGGACCGGTGTCTCCAGTGGCTCCAGTGGGCCCGGTTGGTCCCGTGTCACCAGTTGCACCAGCGTCTCCCGTTGCACCTGTTGGCCCTGTAGGTCCTGTCTCCCCGGTGGCTCCTGTTGGACCCGTAGGGCCAGTATCTCCGGTTGCGCCTGTATCGCCTGTAGCGCCTGTGGGTCCCGTAGGTCCTGTATCTCCGGTAGAACCTGTTGGGCCAGTCGGTCCAATCTCGCCTTGAGGCCCAGTAGGTCCAGTGTCTCCTGTAGCGCCAGCATCGCCCGTTGCCCCCGTAGGGCCAGTTGGTCCAGTATCTCCCGTTGCACCCGTAGGGCCAGTCGGTCCTTGGTCACCCTGGGCTCCTGTTGGCCCAGTGGGTCCCGTATCTCCAGTAGCACCCGTTGGTCCAGTGGGACCCGTTTCTCCTGTGGCGCCAGTAGGACCCGTAGGCCCAACTTCTCCTTGGGGGCCAGTCGCTCCGGTGTCTCCGGTTGCTCCCGTTGGTCCAGTGGGACCGATTTCCCCTTGAGGTCCAGTGGGACCTGTATCGCCGGTAGCGCCAGTTTCGCCAGTGGCTCCCGTGGGGCCAGTCGGTCCTATATCTCCCTGTGGGCCAGTAGGGCCCGTATCACCGGTCGCGCCTGTCGGTCCTGTCGGACCAGTGTCACCCGTAGCACCTGTCTCTCCAGTTGCTCCAGTCGGGCCAGTCGGACCAACCTCTCCCTGGGCGCCCGTTGGGCCTGTTGCGCCGGTTTCTCCGGTAGCACCAGTTGGACCGGTGTCGCCTGTAGCGCCTGTCGGGCCAGTCGGCCCTACCTCTCCTTGGGCTCCAGTTGGACCCGTGGGTCCCGTTGGTCCCTGGTCTCCGATATCTCCGGTCCGGGCAAATGTGATGATGACATTCTCACCATCCGAGAATGAGTTAGCAGAGCCTGATACATAAGCGCACTGCACGTCGAAGAATCCGGTTTCTTCAGTAATTCCCGAGATAGTAAATAGGGCAAAATCTGACGAGTCAAATTTATTGGAAACGCGGAAGTGTCCTTTGATTGTGCTTGTTGAGTCATCAATTGTCCTTAAGAACGCTTGAACATCAGTTCCATTGTCGTCAAGGTCGTCAATGGTCATCACGGTCGCTGAACTCAGCGATGCATTGTTGAACTTAACTCCGCCCTGACCTGGGTCTGTTTGTGCCGTATCGTCGTCAAACGTGTAATCAAGAGTGATTCCACCGAATGAACCCTGAGGTCCAGTCGCTCCTGTTGCGCCAGTCGCTCCAGTGGGTCCCGTTGGTCCGGTCGGACCAGTGTCTCCTGTGGCACCCGTTGGTCCCGTTGGTCCAGTCTCACCTGTGTCTCCGGTAGCACCAGTTGGACCTGTGTCGCCTGTTGCTCCAGTGGGTCCCGTTGGCCCGATGGGGCCTGTATCTCCCGTTGCGCCGGTTGGTCCGGTATCACCAGTAATTCCTTGTGCGCCAGTCGGTCCCGTTGGCCCAAGGTCGCCCTGGGGGCCAGTAGGTCCAGTGTCTCCCTGTGCTCCGGTTGGTCCAGTGGGACCAATATCTCCCTGGGGTCCGGTGGGACCAGTATCTCCCGTTGCACCCGTAGGGCCAGTCGGTCCGATGTCCCCTTGGGGACCAGTCGGACCTGTGTCACCTGTATTTCCAGTGGGGCCCGTTGGCCCAATTTCACCTTGAGGCCCAGTTGGTCCCGTGTCACCAGTTGCGCCAGTTTCACCAGTGGCTCCCGTGGGACCGGTGGGGCCGGTGGGGCCGGTGGGGCCTTGTTCTCCTTGTGGCCCAGTAGGTCCAACCTCGCCTTGCGGTCCAGTTGGGCCCACTTCTCCGGTAGGGCCTGTCGGCCCGACTTCACCCTGAGCGCCAGTAGGCCCGGTTGGACCGGTTTCTCCCTGGGGCCCGGTTTCGCCTTGGGGTCCAGTGGGGCCCGTTTCGCCCTGGGGACCAATATCTCCCTGGGGGCCAGTAGGGCCAGTTTCGCCTACTTCTCCTTGAGCGCCTGTTGGGCCAGTCGGTCCAATCTCGCCTTGAGGGCCAGTTGGGCCCGTGTCTCCCGTGGCTCCAGTTGAACCAGTAGGTCCTGTCTCGCCTTGGATTCCCTGAGCGCCTGTTGGTCCGGTAGGTCCAATTTCGCCCTGTGGACCTGTCGCTCCAGTTGGGCCAATTGCGCCAGTCGGGCCCTGGGGGCCAACATCGCCCGTCCGGGCGAATGTAATGATGACATCTTCGCCGTCTGAGAATAAGGTTGCAGAACCAGAAACATAGGAGCACTGAACATCAAAAAAGCCGGACTCTTCCGTAACTCCAGAAATGGTGAAGAGCGCAAAATCAGTTGAATCTGCCTTATTTGAGATTCTGAAGTGACCCTTGATTGTTGCAGTTGAGTCGTCAATCGTTCGAAGGAAGGCCTGAACATCAGTTCCATTGTCATCTTCATCATCAATAGTCATTTCCGTTGCTAGGGAAATGTCTAAGTTGTTGAACTTGAGTCCGCCTTGTCCCGGGTCGCTTTGTGATGTGTCATCGCTAAATGTGTAGTCAAGTGTGATGCCGCCAAACGAGCCTTGCGGTCCGGTGGCTCCCGTTGCGCCAGTAGGACCTGTAGGTCCAACGGGACCGGTATCTCCTTGTGGTCCGGTCGGGCCAGTTTCTCCAATATCTCCTTGGGCGCCTGTTGGCCCAGTGGGTCCCTGTTCGCCCTGAGCGCCGGTTGGCCCAGTTGGACCTACATCACCTTGAGGGCCTGTTTCACCCTGGGGTCCGGTCGGGCCTGTTTCGCCAATCTCTCCCTGGGCACCTGTCGGTCCAGTCGGTCCAACTTCACCCTGCGGTCCGGTGGGCCCTGTATCTCCAGTTGCTCCAGTTGGACCTGTGGCGCCCGTAGGGCCTGTTGGTCCGGTCGGGCCTGATGCTCCCGTGGGTCCAGTTGGACCCACCAATGTAGAAGGCGCGAATTTAGTGCCGTCAAAGACCAGAGCCTGGAGGTTTGTTGCTCCAGTCGTATCAATCTCAATGTCATCCACGAATAGTTGTTCAGTGACAACTGAGGCGTTGCTGATGAGACCATTACTGAAGACGTGAGTGGCCGTGATTGTTCGGTCTTCGGAAATATGGACGTACTGGGTGTGGTCGTCGTCGGTGAGTCCGAGAAGTGAACCATGGTCTCCAACTGGGGTTGGGGAAATACCAGTAGCCGGGTATCCAACAGTTCGAAGGTCAATAACCTGCCGAATGGCGGCTTTCGGGACGTTTGTGAATGAGGATGAAACTAGGTAGGCGACTTTATAGAGGGGCCGAATTTCAAAAATGGGCAGGTTGGATAGGTCTAAACTGTCCCAGTTATCTTCAGCAACCTTATTCAGGTTCTGATAGTCCCTCTGCCCCATGATTGCAATAACAGGGTGATTAAGATTATTCGTTGCCGCAATCCACGAAACCGCATAAGTATCGGTTGTTACGTCAACAGTTGACCATGCGCCACCACTGAGCAGGTTGTATTGGGCGAGTGTCCCAATCTTCAGGGCATATTTATTTGGAGTTGTGTGCTTCCAGACAGTGCCATCGTGGTAGAAGACGGGAATCTCTGCGCCGCCTTGAAGGATTTGCTCCCATGTGTTTGCAGTAGGTGTTGCATCGTGAACAATGTCAACCTGCAGGTCTTCGTCAAAGAATGTTCCGTCAGAGATATCAAACTGGGCATGGGAATTAGATGTTCCATCGCCGGTCGTTGAGTACGCCCCAATCCCAAATCCACTAGCAAAAGCAGCGCCTCGCGTCCGGTGCAGGTACTCATGGGTCTGCCAGTCAAGAGTGACGCCATGTCGTTCATCAGCAAAGAAATAAGAAGTACTATCTGTGGCATTCCAGTACACATATGCAACTGGGGCTTGGCTGTCCCAAACGAAAAAACTTGTCTGTTGAACAAGTGTTCCACTAGCGTCAAAAGCAATGTAATAGAGACCTGTTGTATTCGGGATAGTTACAGTTTGTGGGGTTGTCTTGACAAATCGCCTGCCCTTGACCCAGACATCAAATGAGGCACCGACTGGGGCCATCGCGAATGTACGGGTTCCATTATCAAATGAAATCGTGCTGGCCCCACGGTCGGGGATGCCCATTGGTTCAAACGAGGGCATCACGGAGGCGCCGAAGCGGGTACCGTCAAATAACAGGACCTGACCGTCTACTGCCCCAGTCGTGTCAATCTCAATACCATCAACAAATAGTGATGGAGCCTTGAAAGTGTCGTCTGTCTTCAGGACATTTGCGGAGTCACGATAAAGATTTGTGTCAACAGCGCTTTCGGCGCCAGCGCCCCAGGAAACTTTACCACCAGCATCAATAGTGAAACGAGGCTGTGTTTCTCCATTCAGACCGACGTCCATCGCCGTGTCTGACGCCTGGTTGAAAAACCTGGCGCGAATAATGGAGAAAATCTTAAAAGCCATTGAGCCTCAACTCACGGGTGGTCGGTTGTCAAAATCAGCCCCTCAAGGCTGAAACATTAGCCTGTGACAACCACCCGATAGGCGTTATTGCCTGGAGCCGTAGCGAAGGAGACTGTCACGATATTCGTGCTGGTTCGAAGGGTATCTGCGATAACCGTATCGTAGGTTGCTGTATCGTACACCTGAACAACAACATCACGAGTGTCAAAGTTATGAGTAATCGTGAATGAAGTGTCGGCGGCATTTCCAACTGTTTGCGAAGCAACCCGAGCAAGTACTGGAGTGCTCGTGCTGAAACCCGAGGCAGTAGCACCAAGGTTTGTACGAGCGTCAGAGGCGGAGGAGGCTCCAGTACCACCATGGGCTACGCCAACATCGGTGGCTTCCCAGGTGCCAGTTCCGATGGTTCCAAGGGTCGTGATGCTTGATTGGCCGACATAGGTTGAGGCAATGTCAATGCTGTCAGCGTTGGCGACAATCCGGTCAGCAGTGCCGACAACATCAATGGTGTTGCCAGTCTTAGTTAGACCATTTCCAGCGATACTTTGACCGGCGGCTGAGAACTGAACGAAAGTCAGGTTTGTCGTGCCAAGGGTGATTGTTCCATCGGTGGTCAGCACCCAGCCAGAGTCGGCCCAGTTAGTGCCCTGCTCCACGAAAACGAAAAGACCAGGCGTGACTTCGTCATTACTGTCTGCGTCGGTGGCTCGGGTCAATACCCATGGGTTGCTCTCGTCGCCAACCGCAGTAACAGTATAAATACCGTTGTAAGGAGCATTTGTTGAAGTTTCGTTCTTGACCAGAATACGAATACCAACATCCGTAGGGTCTGTGAGTGTTACTCCATCAATAACTAGTCCGCCATTGGCGTTGGCAGTTAGAACACCTGCAGCGTGGGTAAATGAACTCAGCGCGGCATTAGTTGCCAATCGTGCAGATTGCTTGACATCCAGGCCAGAGCGAGCCGCATCCACATAAGCCTTGTTGGCTGCGTCAAGTTCAGCGGATGGAGCAGTGACCTGGAGGCGTCCATTAGAATCGCGCTTGGCGAGAGTTCCATTAGTATTTGACGAAGTAGCGGAGTTAAGGTCTGTGTAAAAAGCCGTTGAGAGTAAACCTGCCTCGTCACCAGAGGCCAAGTTTGGGGTAATGGTAATAGCACCACCAGATTCACTGATGGTGAGAGCGCCATCATGGTCGCCAGCCGAGGCTACGCTCTTGACAAGGACCTTCCAGGCTGAACCATCATAATACTTGATGCAATCAAGGTCAGTCCGGTAAATGAGTCGACCCTCAAAGTTGCCCGTGCTTGGGTCAGCAGCAACAGCCTCAAAGCGACCATTGAGAAGTTGATTGCCATTGAGGTCAAGATTTGTTACAAACTTTGTTGCCATTCTTCCCTGTCCTTTAGGTCAGATATGCGAAACCAGAAAATGGCGAGGTGAACTCAACCACTACCTGTGACGTACTTACATATAATACTTCACCAATAACCACAGTGGACGCAGAATCAACAACAGTTACGGATGGATAGCCACCTAATGTATGGTTTATTGTCCATGTATCAGACGGCGAAGCCTGAGTATGGATTTGCCGTCTGGTCCCACCTGGAATGAAAATTGGTTCTGATGGCCAAACTCCATTAGCCTTAGGCCCGTAAATAAAAACATTGTCAATATTTACATAGAAGTCGCCATCTCGCCCCACGGAAGATGTTGGTGCGCCACTTCCTGACTCAAGGCCATATCCACGTGGCCCAGGAGCGCCCAGGAGTTGAACAAAGACATCAGTAGTATCTTCGTCAACGGTAACAATATTGCGCAGTTGGTCTGGCGCATTTTCAATATTGACGCTTGTGACCTCTTGGATGACTGAGACATTGACCGGGTCAGTCACGGGTCACCTCAGGTTCTAGCCTGATTTTGCCTTTAAGGACTCGAAAAACACGGTCCGAGTCATCAATAATTTCAATATCATAGACACCGTCTGTTGAGATGTTTTCAGTGTCTGACGAGTCAATTATTAATGTAATTGTCCCCAGGTTTCCGCCGAGGACAATTCTTCCATTTTCCGTAGTCAACTCAAGAACGACAACTTCTGAGTCAATTTCCGTACGAATTTGCATACGGGCAGTATGGTTTGTCAAATCATACAGCGAGTCGTCAGGGTTTTTGATAGTAACAACCCGTTCAAAATGCGCCCCCTGGTCAATTGTGAAGTTATAGTTTCCAGCAAGCACGACGACCTCCAACGCTGTCTAAAGTTTACTCCTTGAAGACTCTTACCAAGGTGATAAAAGCAAATGGAGCGGTCAGGAGGAAACCGCTCCATTTGCCCTCCTTGTCGGGGAGACTCAGCCAGCCGGTGTGTTTTCCTTGGCCTTTTTCTTTGCGTATCGCTTGGTTTGAGCATCAAGGAAACTTGCCAACTCTGGGTCGCCAATCTTTGTAGAGGCCCACGCAAGCGCGCCCGCGACAACCGGCATACAGAGTGCTATGAATTCGGGGTCAAGATTTGCCTTGGTGGCAAGATAGAGCAAGATGCCCATCACTCCACCCTTGGCTGCCTGGTCCGTCATTTGCATTTTGTTCATGAGTTTTCTTCTCCATCATTTTCTTCCCAGTCATTCCAGGAATCCGAATCTGCTATTTCTCGCGTAATCATGATTTCCTTGGCGCATTCAAGCATGCCGGTACCTAGCCAGGTTGTCATGCCGTCAGATGTTCCCATATGGAGGTCGCGAGAGTCGTTGTCAACCACTTCTGCAATAATTATCCAATTGGTAATCATTTGCTCGGGAAATGCCTCGGCAATAAGACCCTGAAAGTCCTTGTCATCACCTGGCTTTGACATAAAGCAAGTTTACCATGCGCCCCATCAGAGGCTATCAACACATTCATGGGTGACTATGAACCCCATTGGCTTTACTTTCCGCAGTTCGGTTATCAGTAGTGGCGACTGCGTGCCGGTAATTCCACTTGGGGTTTCGGATGTAAGAGTCTTAACGAATATTTGCCAAGGAAACTGGATGGGGTCAAAGAACACATCAATAGTTTGAGTTCCCGAAAGAAGATATCGAATACCGTCACGAAGACTACGACAGGTTCCAGCATCGTGACCAGTTCTGCGGTCTGTAACGAGTTGGCGGCGCGTTGGAATGAAGTTTGAGTCAGTGATATCAAATGATTCAATTTCAATCCAGTCAGAATCAACTAATGTGACTGTTCCCACTGAACCAGATGCCGACACTCCAGACTGGGACCACTCAAGGGTATTTGTGCCGGTATCAACATTAGTGAGTTCAAATTGACCGTTGAAGGTTGAAGCCCCCTCAACAGTTACAGTATCCCCAATGGAAAATTCAGTTGGTGAGGCACTGACGACGGCAGAAACATTTCCACTTCCATCTCTGGTTACGGAGGAAATCGTGTAAGTGATATCCGGCTCGGGGTCAATATCCTCATGGATTCCTTCCCATGTGGTCGGAAGGTTTCCCCACGGAGTCGTACCAGCGGTTAGTCGCTCAAGTTTAATGCCAACAAACTGAGCAAGCCAGGGCATATAGTCTGGGTCAACTGCATCAATATCAACTAAAGTGCTTTTTGTTGCGTCGTCATTTTCTATGTATCCTTCAGAAATATCACGATATCTAAAGTCAAGAGCCTGACTAAATGCCCGACCAGCAAAGACAAGGCCCACATCCATAAACCTAGTCATAGGATATTGAGGATTTTGCTGCTCGGAATCTGCATCAATAAGAAACCGAGGCATTCTACTAATGGTTTCCCTGAGGAATAAATTGTCAGCAAATCCAAAAGCATTTTTGACAACGGGATGGGCAATCAAAACATTGACCGCTCCAAATTGCGAGCGAAATAGTATGGTTGCCCTGAATGTTTGGTTTGTAACACTCGTAGGAACGACTAGCGAATCAGAACGAATAACTGTCCATGTAGATGCAGGCACCTCATAATAGTTACTAGTAATTGATGCTGGCGAAGAGTTTTGTATGCGTATGGCTACTTCAATAGGTGACGTACAGAAGACATTCACCGTTGAATTGATTGAATCTCTGATAAATTCTGGACCAACAACAAATGAGTCGTGAGTTACGGAAAACTCAGTATTAGGACTCCCAGCCGAAAGTGCCTGCACGCTAAGAGCGTGATAAACACCCTTGAAGAGACGTGTACTTTCTACGGTTAGGCTGGCATTGGACCCGGTCCATGAACCAGTGTTGGGCTGAAAAAGGTAGTCTTCGTCACCCAAAAAGTTAACATACGGCGCATCAAGGCGCTGTAGCGCTTCTCTGCTCGTTGCCATGACTATACGCTCGCTACCGTAACTTCACTGCTTGGAAGTGTTCCCTTGAAGACAAATGCAATGTCGCCGTTGTCTTCTTCTGTTGCGATTGCTTCGTCAAGAGAGGTCATTGTCAAAGTTTCTACATAGTCCACACCGTCAATTTGCGACACTTGGGATATCAGGGCATTCTTTCGAATAAGCGTTGTGAATGGATATTGCGACGGGCTGACATACGCTGTGAGGAAGTCATCTACTGCGGTTCGCACCTCAAGGGTTGAATATCCAGGTACTATGGCGATTTCAACACCAATTTCAACCGGGGCAATAATCACATCACTCAAATAGAAAGAAAGACCCGCAACACAGCGACTTCTAATCTCCTGTTCAACAGCCGCTTTTTCTGTCGGTGTTAGGCTTGCACCCGTGTTGGTTGACATGAAGACCGTTACACATCCACCGACATCGTCTGCGTTGAATGCAACCTGGTCAAGAAATTCAAGTTTGGCTTCCTGGTCTGGATAGTCAACTTGGGCTGTTTCTGTGCCGTCACCGTAGTCATAGGCAACATATGGACCATCGGTGAACTGGTCTTGGATTCCGCCAGTCAGTGCCCAAATACCATCGTAGTCAGGCTTTGAGGTGTCCTTGACGCGAACCGTTGTAAAAACAGTTTCCGTATCGCCGAATGGGGTTGAACCCTCTAGGACATTCTCAATGACTGCACTACCGCCCGTGGAACTGAACGTCCTGAAATATGTACTTGCGCCAATATTGACGGGGGCGCATGATGCATTTACTAGGTTCGTGCCACCATCAAAGACTGTCGTCGTCACGAGGAATTGCTGAAGGCGAGTTAGGTCATAGGCTTTTACACGATAGGCACTTTCGTAGTTTGAAAGAATAAAGTTGGTTAATTGGTCTGCATTGGCTAGTGAACGACTCAAACTAGCCAAATACGTGACAGCCCTATCAAAGAAAGTATCATCAGACTCACTGTTGCTTCCCTGAACAAAGGCCCCTTCAAATGTTGCATCAAACAGACGGTTAATTGGGGTCAGAATTGTCAGGGCAGTGCCATCCGAAACAACTGGCTTTTCACCCGCTTCAACGGCAGCAATTTGTACGGGGTCCGACTGGGATTCTCCCTCTGGGATGCTCACGGAGGATGTGGTTGCGTAGATGTGCGTTACAACGCCATCAGCAGTTGTCTCGGTAAATGAGACCTGCGTTCCAGCCGGAATAAAAAGCCCATTGGTATCGATTGATGTAAAAATGACCGAGCCAGACGCAAATGTTGCCTCAGCGCGGTAAAAGCCCATAAGGCGCAGAATGCCTTCCATGAGGCCGTCCGGGAGTCGGTTGACTGAACCAGTGACAAGACCGGCAATATAGGACATTGCCTCCAGCATGGCGTCTTCAACCGTGCCAGGACGCGGGTCAAACTCCGGCAACGCAACAAGCGCGTAATCTCGCGCCAGGTTGTAAATCTCAATTGGCTGAAGGTCATTGACGGTCAGGTCAATGTATTCACGGAAATCGGGCGATGCCATTTATTCATTCCTTTGACTAAAAGCAAGATTGACCCGAACTCGACCATATTCTTGTAGTTCAATTTCTGCTGAGTCAATAATTATTTCAGGGATAAATGCCCCAGCGGTGAAAGCCAAGTCACGAGTCAAGGAGTCATCAAAAGTTGGGTCCTCAACACCAAAATCCGGATTAAGGGGTAATTCACCAGGCAGAATCTGCAATGACATTGCTAGTAGATGTGCATAAAAGTCATCCGTGCCGTCAACAAATTTCTCAACCTGCCCATTCAGGAAGCGCATGGGAAATTTGAACGTATCCATAGGTCTATTTTGCCATCTTTCGGTGATTTACAGGATTCGTCCAGTGATGACGACATCCGACTTCTCGTTGTTAAGAAATGTACAAAGCACCTTACTGCCAACAGGTGGAGCAACATTTGAAAGGGTTACATCCGTAACAACTTGTACATCTTCAACAGTCTGTTTTGTGACACTCAAGGAGAAGGCATTTGATGTGACGAGACATGGACCGTACACAAAGCCCGAGGCGACCTCTGGAACCTCAACGAAAATAGATGAACCCGTCACTTGCCTGACTACTCCAACATAAACGCCCCCGCCTTGGAATGGCGTGTTGACTGTTTTACCCGGCGCAATTAGTCCGTTGTCGTTAGCCATGGCTTCTCCTAAATCCTGAATCTGTCCGGAATTTGAACTGCTTGGATTCCAAAGGAACTCTTGATATTCCAGCCGGGAATAATTTCATTTAAAACGACACCTTGGTTAAGCGAGTTGTATTTTACCTTTGATAACCGAGTGTTGGCGCTTTGTGCCGCTGAATAGACATTACGTATTTCTCTTTGTTTCAGAGAGTTTGTTCCTATGTTGAGAATATTTTGAGCCACAAGAATAGACGAAGCAATTGCTTCACGCTCTCCACTGCTTAACTTAAGATTTGCTTTAATATACGTCGTTATTGCGTTGCGCGAAGCCTGACTCAATGATACTGGTGCACTTCGTGGGCCACTCGTAGTGAGAAGTGATGTAGTACCCGATGTTCTCTGCTGGCGTTCAATTTGGTCCGCAGTTTCGTCAATGGCGTTATTGCTGATGCCCGCCGAGACTCCTAAAGTTGATGTTGGCTTTCTTGCAACAAAAGTAACCAGAATTGCGTCCGTTATTTTGCGCTCATCCTCGGAAAGGCTCTGGTCATTTTTGATTGTTCGCCGAATAGAATCAAGAGTTGCTCCGGCATTAAAAAACTCAACACTTGCCTGAACGATGGCTTTAATAGCATTTGCATTTGAGCCTCTGTAACCCATCAAAGCCAGAGCACTTGTGGTAAATGTACGAGACGCCTGAGCCGACAACTTTTGCTCAACAATGACCCTATTTAAACCCAGCCCAGGTACCGGAGCAATTGGGTTGTCCCCACGGTTTCCTCCAGAGGGGCTGGAACCCTGTGATGTTGATGTGCTAATGTTTTCCTTATCGGGGTCAACTGGAACTCGGAATTGAACCTGCACCGGCTCATTAGAGCCTTCATTGAAGGTCACATCAGTTATTAAATAAAATGCCTCAAAGTCCGGGATGCCACCCAAGAATATTGTCATTCCTGGGCGCAAGTTGACGCCATTGAATCTGTCCACAAGCATTGAGCCAGATGCGGCATTGATGTCATCGTCCGAACGACGGAGTGATGGTTGCTCTAAAAGAATGTACTGCTGTTGAGCCTCTGTCCAAACCGGGTCTTTCGTCTCTGGATAGAAAAATGGAATCCATTTGAACTCGCCAAAAGAGTACTTGGGGTCGCCCCATTTGCCGAGAAGAAACTTTTCGGAACCAAAAAACAGAGTGTTTTCAGACTCAAAACAAATGAACTGTTGCTCGCTAGCCAAACTTTTTAAAACGGTCCAGACTGAGTCATCAGAGTTTTTTGTTTTTCCTTTGACAACGGCTGGCTTCTTCGTTGTCTGTTCCCCGATGAAGTTCATTCCAAATCGTTGGGCAATAGTGAAGGCAAACTCATAGGCAGACATGCCTCGATAGGCTTCTGGCCTCTTATCGCGCTTCATTAACTGAATTGCCTTGGAGCGGCACTCAATTTGATACTCAGGATGTATTGACGAACTGCGTTGAGTGGAGACTGCGGCTATTTCAAACCACAGGTTTCGGTAAAAAATGTCTCGCCTGACTTGAAAGTAGTTTGCCTTGGCGAAAGTAAATGCTGAGTCAAGCACAGTTACGGATACTTGCGATGAGTTTTCAAGAGATAGCGAAACCGAAAAATCAATAATTGCCTCGGTAATATCTCGCGACTGAAATGTGCTGAGGTCCCCAAGGTTGAATAATTTCTGGTCAATCGGCTCAAAGTATGATGTCATGGTAATCTACGCTCATGTAGGCGTCTGACTCCAGTCAAGTACATCATCTTCTTTTGGATTATTGCCCTGACTCGGCTTATTTTGCTGCGGGACAGCAGATGTATACGTAATCACTGGAAGGTCGGCCACCTTGATGGTCGGATTAATATTTTCCACCAATGTCATACTTGCTTCAGCAGCCACGATTTTGTTATCGGCGTTTCGACGTATTGAAGAAAGTGAAAAATCAATAATTGACCAAAATATGCCGTTTCTGTTTCCTGCCGTTAGCGAGTTCGTGATTTGCTTGTCTAGTTGCGTAAAGTAAACGGTCCTAGCGCTGTTGGCGATTCGTTGCAGTTGCTCAATCTGGTCATCAATTGAGATAAACAATCCATCTTGAGGGACGGCCAATAGAAAGTTAAACGAAACCTGCTTCGCCCGATAACGAGCAAAGGCTACTAGGGGTGTTTTGCCAGGTCGGGAAATTTCACTAATTTCCGGGGAAAGATTTGAGTACTGTATCTGCTGGGGAGTAAATGGGAACACGAATGGGTCAATGCTGGTCTGACCTGTGCCGGTCACCACATTCATAATGGCTTTTTTGGGGTCCGCTCTGCGAGTTGAAACCTGATTTCCACTAAAGGTAGATGCTCGGTTCCTGAATGCTCGGCGCCTACTAGCGCCAGCGGTTACTGAGATTCTACGTAGGTCATTTACTCGTCTTGTTCTGGCCATTTTTAGTACCTTTCACTACGCGACTTTTGCGACCGGTCAATGTAGTCCATAATCTGCATAGCAAGCGATTCGGCATTCTCTCCCGGCTGCTGGTTGATAACGAAGTTATTCGTTATTGTGTTGCCTCCTACCGAGCCGGTTGCGACTGGGCGCATTACTGGAGTTGGGTCATCGCCTATGTGATTAGCCGTGTTGGGGACGACATGTAGGTGGCGACTGGAGGAGCCTCCGTGGAATTCGGCATATCCGCCTGACGCCTTGACTGCCGCCTGATAAAGGCCAAGGTTCTGGCCGACCAAGTCGTAGGCGCGACCAGCAGCATGGTCTGATGACATTGAACCAAGGCCCCAATTACGAAGTCCGGAGGTTACAGTTCGGTTGCCCGCAATCATTGCATCAAATCGTGAGTGAGCACCGAGTGTCCCAACAATGTTGCGTCGTGGAGTTGAAGTGTCTCCCGGCGCCAGTTTGTCAACATGCGTTCCAAACTCTTGAACAGCAACCGCAAAGTTGTCATTGACGACGGAACGGAAACCTGCAACTGTATCATTTATTCCACTGAGCAACTTCTGTTCGCTCGTATCGTCAGGCTTCAAGAGAGCAGCAAGGTCCTCTCCCAAGATGTCCTTTAGTTGAGTTTCAACAGTATTGAATCGACCGCCCTTTGGTAGGGCTCCCTCTTCAGTGAACGCGGGACCTTCTCGGAGTTGTTTTGCAATCTCAAGGAGGCGCATTGGGTCGGTTGTCCCAAGTTCTGAAAGTATTGCTGTTAATTGTTCAGTAGAAACACCTAGCGTTTTTCCAATTCCGGCGGCTCCGCTAATCAGGTTCTCTGCAGCGAGTTGAGCAACGGCAGTTGCCGAGCCTCCCATCAGCGATGCTTGAATATCAGCCCATCCAGCGTCCATGAAGGCCTCTTGAACGCCTTCACCAGAGAAAATTGCCCCTGGCACATTAAATGCTGCCCCGCCTCCAGGAACCACTCCGAGCCTCTGCATGAGAACTTCCATGGCTTTAATGGGGTCGCCACCGGCTATTAACAGTTCTTGCTGAGCCAGAGTTTGAATACCTGCGCCTAATTGCTCTGTGGTTAGGGTGCCAGCAAGGGCGGCCTCTCTCAATGCCCGAGCCGCTTCGTTCGCCACATTGGGAGCATTCAAGATGTCAACAGTTTGCTGAATCTGAGATACCACTCCAGCAAAGGAGTTTGTCAAAGCAGTATTAAAGTCATCCCCAAACCTTTGAGTTGCCATACCAGTGGCTTCCAGAATCTGTTGAAGAGAAATTAAACTGCTACCCAAATCAATATCGGCTGCATTGGCCATATCTCGAATTTGGTCAGTTGTCATTCCGGTGATTTGCTCAAGGTCGCTAAATCGTGAGCCCATCAAGTCAATTGAGTTTTGTAGGCCTTTGCTACGCTCTTCCCAGGCCTTCATTCCCGCCTCTTCGGCAGTTCCAGCCTTCACCTGAGTCTTAGCAAACTCTTTCATTTTTGCATCAAACTCGCCCATCGCCTGGGTGGCGGCAGCCATGTCGTTACCAGCAAGCATTGTTTCAACATTTGAGGCGTAATTATCAACAAACTTATTTGCGGCTTCCTTGGCCTGTTTTTTGTACTGATTATTCTTTACAAATCCGATGACTGCTCCAGCAAATAGTCCTATAACGGCTCCAGCGGCAGCCCCAATTGGTCCTCCAGCGGCGCCAATCATGGCCCCTGTTGCAGCGCCACCAAGAGCACCGACTCCAGCCCCTGCTGCAATTGTCGCGGCGGCATTTCCTCCTGTTGCTCGCGCGGCAGCACCCGACAAGTAGTCGGCGCCAGCGATTGTAGCGCCAGCAGCAAATGCCGGGAGAGCAAATGACATCCCCTTTGATGTCTTTGGATACCCGAAAAATCCCTTTGTTTGTTTCCCCACTCCAAACTTTCCACCCGGAGCAATCATTGAACCAAATAATCCGCCCGTCAGCATTGAGCCCGCTGCGCCTCCTATGCCTGGGATTTGGGGTAATCCTCCGAAGGCTAAGGCTCCGCCAAACATCAAAGCCTTTCCTCCGGCACCCATCGCTCCATATCCCTTGGCC